TCCATAATCTGCAAAATCTTTATACATTTGTTCTACAAGGGAAGTCGTCGGAACAACTACGAGAATATTTTGCTGCTTCTCAACGTAGTATCTCACAAGAGAATATATCATCAACGACTTTCCCGAAGCAGTTGGAGATATCAATAATTTACGATTATGTCTTAAAGCGTCGTATACTCCCTCAATTTGATAATCGCGTGGGGCGTGTCTACTGATTGCCGTCATATAATCCTTCACACCTTCCTTTGAGATATTCTCGTTTATCTCAAAAGGAAGACCATAAAACTTATTATTCGTGAACTCATAGGTATAATTGTGGTCCTTACAGAACTGAATTACCCTATCTAAAAGACCAACATAAATTTCTTTCGTGTCAATACTGAACAGATAAATGAATCCATCCCACCACTTATTCTTATAAGCAGGTGAGAATTTTGCGTTTGGAACTTCAAATTGAAAAGTATCTTTTAACTCATAGTAGATATGAGGTTCTGCCTCTATTTGCAGATAAACCTCATTCTTTTTTGATATCACCAAATGAGACATTCATAACGTATCAGTTATGAGTATTTATTTGATTAATTGGAATGCTTTTTAATCCACAAAGTAACAGCACTAATGGAAACTTGAAAATATAATGCTGCTTCTTTTCTTGAATTAAATTCGATACCTTTATATACGCAAGGTTTTACTGGACCTTTAAACCCATTTTTACCTTTATTCCAGGGAGTATTTCCTTTCATTCTTTCGCTATGATTATTTGATGATTCTTTTTGTTTTTCAGTTCTGCTATTACCTTTAAGAATTTGTTTTCCTTCTTTATATTTAACTCCCAATCTTTTTGGGGGCATTTGTCCTCCTTCACATAAATTCCAACCAATTAACTCTTTTGGTCTATAAGATTTTTCTATTTCTAATGCATTATTTTCACTCAAATTATTATGAAGAATTTCAATAAAAGCACCTTTCTGTATAGCACCCTTTAGCATATTATTGTCTTTAGAATATTTCTTATGCTCAACAAACCTTTTTGTTGGGTCATTTGATATTCCAATATAACCCTCTTTAAATGGATCGGTGTGATTCTGGTATTTTATCCAATAAACAGAATACATATCATCTATTGTATTATTAAGTATTTATATTATTAGGTACCTCCGAATCCTGCTTGAAACTTCATAAACTCAATACTGTTCTTAATTTGATAAGTCCTATTTGAAATCATCTTAATAACTTCCTCAAGAAACTTAAGCATAACATCATAATATCTAATCTTCAAATCAATCTTAGACAGTCTCTCATCAGCGTCCATATGCCTCTGTATGGCGTCCTTTTCTCTTACCTTATACGGAAATGGTTCTTCGGCATATACCTCTGCTGTTGCCTTTCCTGTGTAGTAGTTATAGCGTTCCAACCTAACTCTGTTATGTGTTTCCCTTGCCTTTTCACGAAGAAGAGTGATGGTATTATATAGAGTATAATACTTAGAATGTAATTGTGGTATTTTTAGTGATTCATCGTGTAAATTATCAGGGTCTATGACAGAATCTCTTTGCCACATTTCCTGGATTTCATCAAGACTCAAATTCATAGGGGATTATTGTTTTTATCTAGGATATTATACACAGTATACTTGAAAGCTACGTCTGCTGTAAAGTACTGAATGTCAGTTTGTGTGGCATCAAACTCAAGGGAACTTAACGATACTGGAAATAAATCCTTGAATTTTACTACGGCAGTTGTGTTGTAATTACTGTTTAAGATGTAAAGACTTCCATCACTAAATGCTTCCTTTGAATCTCTTATTCCATCACCATTAGTCGTTAAATCCTTGTATTGCTTTGTAGTTTCTGGAAATCCAAGTCCAGTTAACCAATTGTGAATTGCCATATAATTTTCCATATTTTCATCAACAAGAAATTTTAATGTCAAATCTCCATAAGTTAAAATTTCTCCAGGAACATCAATCATTTTCAAGTATGTTGGTTGTTTTGCAATTCCTAAAGTAATCTCTGGAATTCTTGCCGAATTGCACATAAACGCAACCTTAGGTTCTTTTGCTAAGGTGAATTTAAATCCAACTGGAGATAAAAAATTTCTATTTTGAATTTGGTTTGCAAGAGGTGAAGTTGCCATATTAATATTTTCCCGACATCAAACCTTTACTTTTAGTTACTTTTGGAGGTGCTATTTTTGATGGTTTTGGTTTTGCTGTGACTGGAGTTACATCTATATTACGAACTCCATAATCTTTCCATCCACTATATCCCATTTTTTTGACAGTAGCATCTGTCACATCCGCTTGCCGATCACCAACATAAGGACCTCTATCAATTACTGGTACTTGTATACTTTTTTTAGTTCCAGGATCTGTTAGTCTAACATTACTTCCCAATGGAAGTGTTTTATGAGCAATTCCTATAGTATTTGGAGTTAAAACTTGACCACTTGCGGTTTTATTTCCATACAATCCTGGACCATAAGCACTTGTGGGACCCATTAGCGCAAATGGTGTTGCCTCCACCATAAATTGCTTAAATGTCTTCATCGTTTTATTTGTATTTAGACAAAAAAAGGGATCCCGAAGGATCCCCATGAGATTTGTGAGAAAGACTCACATAAGGTTTGCAACAGCAACTCTTCTGTAGTAGACGTTGGAGTTTCTTTGAAGGCGACCACTGCCAACATCAAGACCTTCCGCAAATGGATTAGCAACGATACCATAACGAGTCTTGAATCCAATTTTTGGTTGGAAAGTGTTCTCACCAACGGCACGAACCATTTGGAGAGGAACATAAGGGCAGTAGAAGAGACCAGCATCATAAGGGGAAGAACCCTTATAACCGACAACGTAATACTGACCACCGACAGTTCCAGAGTTTGTGAAACCACCAGCATAAGGATCGATATAGACCTTATACTTGCCTTGGAGAATACCAGCGAAGGTATTGCCGGTGTCATCAACGTTAAGATTGGCGTTGAGTGCTGGGGTGTAATCAAGAACACCTGCCATGGTGAGTGCCGAAGCAACGTCAGCAGAACAGAGGATCATGTTACCCTTTCCTCTACGAGTTTGTTGTGCGATTGCGTTTGCATCGCGCTCGATTTGGAAGATAAGACCTTTGAACTTCTCAACAGACCAACGACCATTGGAGTCAACGTCAAGGTCAAAAGTACCATTGGTAGCAACGTTGGTCTGAGCACCAGGCTTAGCAACGTTATAGATGGTACGGATGACTTCGCGGTTGATTTCAGCAAGAATCTCAGTTGACAAAAGATTTGCCAACTCAGCTTCTGCATTCAGACCGTGAATTGCCTTGAGGTCTTGTGCGAGTTCGAGTGAGTACTCAGCCTTTAGAGCACGGGACTTTGCAGTAACTGTGATTTTTTCAATCGAGAAAGACATCTCGTTGAACTGACCACCTTCGGTAGTACCAAGATTTTCTGCATTATCGGTACGCATACCTTGACCGACATTATAAAGTGCTGGATTAGTTCCAGCAGCATCAAGAAGACCTGGATTTGAACCGGTTTGAGCAGTAGTACCAAGACCAACTGCACCATTAGTCCATCCTTCAGTTTCGGTAAATGTTGAACCTTGACCAGAATATGCGGAATCTACTTCGTTGTAGAAGGTTTCTGAACCACTCTGGTTCTTGTACTTCGAACGCATTGCGAAGATGAGTCCAGTAGGACCGTTCATTGGTTGAACACCTGCGAGGTCATAAGCGACCAAGTTAGGCATTGCACGTCTGATCAAGGAGATCAGAACTGGATCGAAACCTGCAACAGGTGAAGAAGCACCACCACTGAAACCAGCGGAAGAACCAGATTGTGTATTGGTGGTTGGTGATTCGGAAAGAAACTCACGCTCTTCGCGGAGAGTTTTTTCTTGGTTTTCGAGCAGGACAGCGGTAACCATTCTACGATGTGAATCTTTGATTCCATCTAGTCCTTGATAGTCAAGGATTGGTGCCCACTTCTCCTGCAAATATTCTGCATTGAACATTTGCATTTGTTTTACCTCTAGTTAAAATGTGTTAGTTTGATTTGTTATTATGCAAAAATCACTTAGTAGTTCTACTGAGAACTGAGAGATAACTTTCCATAATTCCACTTACTTGTGGAGTTTGTGGATATTCTACGCTTTCAGATAAATTCTCAGTAAATTCTCTTTGAGTACCAGCATTGGATGGGAAATATGATTCCCTCAGAGTTACCAGTTTCTCACGATAGTCTGACTCACTATCAAACTCAACATTTTCAGCAAGAGAAGCGAGTTTGTCCTTCTGAGAAAGTGCAAGACCCTCAGCGACATCTGCAAAGATTACATCAGCAACCGACTCTGCTAATCTGTTATTAAGAGCAATATTTCTTTCAATTTGCTCGTTGAGTTTTTCTTCCATTTCATCAAGTTTATCTACCATACTCTCGATTACATCATATTTCTCTTCAGGGATTGATACATAATGATCTTCAAAAAGACCTCTCATTCCCAGAAGGAATGATTCGGTCATTTCAGTTTTAAGACCTGCTTCAATAGCGAGTGCATTTTCAGCAACCCACTCGTCGGCAACATACTCAAGGTATGCATCGACTCTTTCTACAAGTCCTTGCTTAATAACTTCAATTTCTTCTATGAGAGCATTCTCATAGGTTTCTTGAAGTTCTTCTTTGATTTCTGCAACCTTAGATCTGATTGCAGTCTCAAAGATAGTACGTGCTTTCTCTTGGAATTCCTCAGAAAGATCTTCACCAGAAAGTAGAGCATTGACATCTTCTTCGATGTCAAACTCTTCCTTCATTTCATCTTCATCATCTTCATCATCTTTAGAATCATCTCCATCTTCAGAATCATCTTCCGATTGCCCATTTTCGCGCTTATTCTTATTCTTATTCTTATTCTTGGGTTCTGGTGCTTCTTCTGTAGAATCTTCTAAAAGTGCCTCGTCTTCATCATACTCGGCATCTTCTTTTGCAAATCCCTGCATAGGATCTGCAGCTGCAGCCTTGGCATTAACAATATTCTTAACTTGTTGAAGAGTTGCGCCAGGAGTATTGAGTCTTGCAGAATTATCGTCTGTGCGATAATTTTCTGGAGTAGGTCCACCCAAATCTTCCCAGGCACCGGTTTGTCCAGGAGCAATTCCAGTGGACAACTTTGGCATTGGTTCAGCAGGTGCGGCTCCTTTGGTTACTACGTTTTCCATTTCTTGTAAATTGCTACCAACGGACATTTTAGATCTTGTGTATAATCTATATTTATTTATAAATTAAAGATTTGCCAAGAAAATTAAATTCATATCTTTTTTTAAAAGTTTGCTTAGAAACATTAAAATACTTGTAAGCATCCTTCATACACCCAAATTTTATACCATTACAAATAATTGATTTTGAATTTGGGTTTTTTGATCCCTCGTTTCTTTTTGGTGAATTATCAATATATTTTTTATTTATTTCATAATTTGGTTTATGTGAATTTGCTATTCCTATTTTGTTTTTATGTTCTTGGGTTAAAACTTTTCCAATATTTTTTAGTCTTAAATGTTCTTTTTGGGATTCTGATAATTTACCACCAGTTCTATCTGGAGGAACTATTTCTTTATTTGTAAGAAATTCTTTATAATACTCAATAAAATAAGATTCTAATTTTAAAGAATCTAAATTTGATAAATTTTCAATAATTTTATAAATTATTGTTTCAAATCCCAAATTTCTAATATTATCAATATATTTTAATTTTTCTTGATTATAATTTGCATGACCTTTTAGATGTTTAAAACATCTATCTTTTTTACCCTTTCCAATGTAAAAAGGAATCCTATTTATTGGATCTACTAAAGCATATACATAATGTTCTTTCTTCATATCATACTTATAAATTTTTGAAAATGCTGAAGTTTCCTTTCTTCTGTTAATTTTTTTCTTTTGGCATCTTTTTCTATAATATTTTTAATTGACTCTGCAATCCATACTTTTTTATTAGAATCATAAACCCATTCCTTTCCTTCCATAATTCCCTGAACAAATGCATCAGGAGCAGAAGGATCTGCAACAATATCGGCAGCGGTTGCTAGCATAAAATCTTCACCAACAATTTTATGACCCTCATTAGTTAATCTAAGTGAACCTACACCACGAGAAGAAACTCCAAGACAAACGCCTTCACCAATAAGTGCCTTAGCAATCTTACCCATTGGAGTCTCTAAGAGTTGAGCCTTACCAATAAAATTGCTTCCCTTTTGTTCAAGAGAAATAATTTTATGAGAAACTCTATCAAGATTGACGGTAGGACCGTCTGGATGACCAAGTTCCCCAAGAGCACGACCCCTATTAATAAAGGACTCATTGTATCTCATTACCTCTTTTGCAAGAGTTTGCATTGGATACATTCTGCCGTTACGATTGCAGATATCACCTTGAAGGAAAACTCCTTCAATAAACATTTTCTTTTGAGCACCTTTGCCTTCGGTGATGAATTTGACTTGTTGTACTTCTTCGGTGATGAGTTTCATTTTAGTTTGTGAACGCTACTTTATTTGCTTTAATTGCCACTGATGTCCAAATAACATCGGTACTAAGTTTCTGTAGGAATTCCACAGATGAACCGGGCATTGTAAAGAAATTTGTGGTCGCAGCACCAACCGAAGTATTTAATCCAACTGTAACAATTCCGGTTTGGTTGTTGAATATACGAACACAAGTTGCCTCACCAATACTGGTTGCAGTACCAGCAGTAGTTGCAGTATTTACTTCAGTTGTGATGACCTTTGTGATTTGCATTATTCTTGATCCTCAACATCTTCCTCACCAAACATTGCAGAAGCAACATGTGGTCTAGCACCATCAACTCTTTCCGCTGCCTTAGCAAACAGTAGATCTTTGATTTTATCGGTAACTTCTGAAGCAGAAGAATCTGTGGCAATCAAATCGATAAGTTCTTCCATAAAAATTTTAATGTATTATTATAATAATTATTTATATCTCTGCTTTTTTAGCATCTTTTTGCATCTGAGCATTTGTTTGTTGTCCCTGCTGGTCAAGATTTGGTTCTTGTGGAATTTCACCTAATGGATTAGTAATTCCCATTCCAGGATCTCCTTCTGCTGGCGGTAGAGGTTCTCCAGTAATTGGATCTATTGAATTTGGATCTGGAATAATTCCCTTTTTGATTTCAGTCTTAATTTGTTGATCAATTTCAATGATCTCACTATCAGTCTGACGAAGAACTTTTCTACGAACATATTCTTTAGAGAAATAATTTCCAATATAAGGTTCTATAGTTGCAAGAGTACCAAGTCTTTCATTCAGTAATTCTGATTCTTTCAGTTCTGCAAATTGATTATCATACAAGAAATCATATTGAATATGATCCGTCATCAAATCCCAATCTTTTGGACTAACAATATTCTTCAAAACTAGTTGTGTTTTGAGCATATCATTAAACATATTTGCAAAACGCTTTCTCAAACGACCTACAAATTTTGCAAATTTTAATTCATCTCTCAGAATTTCTGATGAACGTCCAAGATTAAATCCATCTCCACCACCAGCAATTCTGGATTCTGGTACATTCAATGATCTGTAAAGTTTCTTCTGAAAATACTCAATATCACTAAGTTCTCCAAGATTCTGCCCACCAGGAAGAGTTGTGATTTCTGTTCCACGACCACCTTCTCTACGTGGTAACCAGAAATCTTCCATCATGGACATAAACTTGCGATCATCACGAACTTCACCAGTTCCTGCATCATAAACAAGTTTATTTCTGTAGCGAGACATAACCTCTTTGAGGTACTGTTCTGCCTTTACCTTTGGGAGATTGCCAACATCAATATAGAAAATTCTACGTTCTGGAGCACGTGACAGTCTGTAAATAACAAGAGAATCCTCAATCATTCGAAGTTGATTGAGTGCTTTAATTGCCTTGTGTAGATATGAAAGAATAGTACCTTTGTTCCTATCTATCAATCCCGAAGTAACATAGGTGATAGAATCCTTTGCAATCTTAATTTGCTTTACTGCACCACCACCAGAAATCATTCCTGGAGAAGGATATGATGCTACGGGAGAATATAGAAAATATTCTTCTATCTCGGGATAGAATATCTTGTCATTTTCCCGAATGGTATTCATATTCATCACGCCATTCCTATTCGTCTTCTTCTCTTGACGAACAAATTTCATTTTCATGGGATCAATATATCTCAGATCCTGAATACCCTCTTGAGGTTTTTTAATATCAATAACCTTTAGATAATATAATTTGCCATCAACATACCAATTTCTAAAAATCTCATGGGATTTTTTATCAAAATCCAATAATTCTTTAATATATTTGAATTCTTCTCTAATTTTTTCCTTTAATTTATCACTTGCATTTAAATTTGAAAGTTCAATTTCAACTGGAGAATCATAAAGATCACTTACAATTGCTTCATTCACAACATCTTCAATAGCACCATCACACTCAGGATGAAGTGCCATTTCACGATATCTTTTGATTAAATCGAATTCAGTTCTATAGACACCTTCAATGTCCAGATACTGCCCATAAAATCCACTTGCAATAAAATTGTCTACCCCGTCATCATTGTTAGGTGGAACGGGGGAGACAATAGATTTAGATTTTAACTTATCATTAGAATCATCAATTGAAAATCCAAAAAGTTTTGCCATCTTATAAGTTTAGACCGTATGTTCTATTTAGTTGATATTGCCACCACCAGCATTTGTTCCAGTACCCTTAACTGCTTCCCACCATTGAACTTGGAATTCGCAAGTGAACTCTTCAATTGCATCAGTGGTTTCGGTTGAAAGGGCAATCTGGGCAATATTTGTTGGAAAAATATCGTACATGTGATATGCTCTCAGTGTAGAACCATCACGATCAAGTTGATAGACAAAAGCGTCTGCTTGATATAGTGCTGGATCAGTGGCGCCAGTGGCATCAGAAACTTTATTAATTGAATTGATCCAATTTTCAAGAGCAGAGCGAATTGAAAAATCTGTATCGTTGATAACAGTAACAGTCCAAGATTCGAAAGTTCTGTCTCCAGCAATCTTGAGAATTCTTCCTCTAAATGGAACATTAACTGGTCCAATTGTTGATGCTGGAAGAGCAGCTGCTTTGATTAAGAATCTTGACTTATCAAGAACATTACTATCGGTTGGTGCAGAAGTTGGAAAAGATAATACTACTTCGAAAAGATTTGCACGAGCGCCACCACCAGAGAGTTTACTCTTGAAGTCGGTAATCTTCCTTAAAGGAGGTGGATTTAGTTGAGATCTAGTTGCCATGATTGTTTACCTCTTGTTAATTAGAATTGACCGATTACTTCATCAAACGAAACACCAGTTCTGGTGGCAACAAAAGTAAGACCAATGAAGTTAATTGATCTTGCTGGTTTAATGTAGATATCAGCGACGAATTCATTTGAGTCGATGACGGCCGCTGTGTTGTTTGTTTCATCACAAACAACTACATAATCATAGACTCCTCTCTTTGCCTGAACATCACGTAAGAAAGGTTCAACAATATTTACAAAATTTGTTCTTGTGATCTCATCGTTGAATTCAAATAGTTGATCCTTAGCAGCTGCGGCGATTGCAGTTTCTAAGTAAACAAAGAGTCTGCGAACGTTGATTCTATCAAATGCTGATGCCTTACCATATCCAGTCTTATCTCCAAAGAGAACAATTCCTGCACCAGGTGAGAAGATGATAGGATTAATTCTATTTGAATAAAGACGATCTCTCTGAGACTTGGAAGGATTATATGCAAGTTTTACTGCATTTAAGATAGCACCTCTTGAAGTTCCTGCTGGAGAATACCATGGGAAATTATTAATATCATTACGAGCACAAGTTCCAGCAATGTCACCATTTAAAGGTACATATCTGAAAGTATCAGAGAATCTATCGTACATGTACTTATATCCACTATCAAAAACTGCATAAGTTGAAGATGTAATTGGTGAATAGAATTGAAGTACTTTATCGGTAATATCAGATGCAGATCTGACTGTTACTGCAGTTTGATCTGAAGTATCCGTAAGAGCAGATCCTCTATATGGTGAAATGAATGCAAGTGTATCTTTTCTCAGTTCCGCAACAGAAATTAGTTTCTCTGCAAGTGCCTGAGCATTTTCCATTGTATAATTTGCTGATCCCATTAAAAGGAAATCAACTTTATAGTTATCAGTATTTTCAAATAAATCATATCCAGAAGAAATATCTGATATCTTTGAAGTCAATGCCCCACTTGCGGTTATTGTAGTAGAACCATCGTAATTTTTACCCCCACTAAGAACAAAATTCTTAGGCCCAATTGCACCAAAAATTGCACTATCTGCTTCCTGATCCCAGGAAAAATCTGTTTGGGGAACAAATCCAGAACTAAATCCAGTTGAAGTAATTCCTGCAGGAGCAGAACCACCGAAAATGAATGTGGAATTATTTTCCAGATACTTTCTCCAATATGCCGGACTTCCAACAGAATATTGAGCATCGGATGCTTTGGAAATATTCAAGTGCTTTTCAAGAATTGTTCCAGCATTTCCAGTTATTGATCCGGATGCATCAATAACTACAATATGGAATTCATCAAATCTTGCTCCTCTTGTATTTGCATAATCTGAAGTAAATGGGCGATCAGCAACGGTATTCCAAGGAATTGTTATCTCAGTGGTTGCAGATCCAACAGGTGCTGTAGTAATGGTGAGATTTTGTTGATCAAACCAATCTATTTGTGAAGTTGGAGTAGGTGTAACTACTGATGTGCCATTAGCAGTTGTAATTCCTAATTGTGTTGTGGCAGAAAATGAATAAACTCCAGCAGGTTGATAATCAACGACTGTTTCAGTTCCTGCAGCAGAAACATGACTCAAAACCTTTACTGAAAGGTTTCCAGCACCAATTTCAGTAACAATGCCCTTAAGTACACCGTCAAGAACCGATGTTCCCCCAGCACCTGCCTTAACTTTTCCTACTACTGATTGAGTAACTCCGTGCCCAACAATAACATTTGTTGTACTGACTCCAAGAATTTGATCAGCCTTTGCATCAATTAGTCCAACACGAATCCCATTTGACCAAGATCCTGGATTTCTTGCTAAAACAGTCACACCACTAATTGGATTTTCACTAAATCCCAATTCAATATAATGATCTAAACTTTTAACTTTAACACTAGATGCAGTACCAACAAATCCATTCTTCAAATCAGAATCATCAGATCTTATGACTCTCAATGATCCACCATAAGCAAGATAAGATGATGCAGTTAACCAATGCTCATAGTGCTTATCAATTGCATATGGCTCACCAAAATTGCTTAGTAGATCTTGTTCCGTTTCTACTAAAGTTGGTGCATCTACAGGCCCCTTTGCGAAGGGAGCAACAATTGCACCAATTTTATTAGAAGTTGGTGCGACTCTACCAACTGTTAAATCAACTTCTCTTACTACAATTCCAGGAGATGCTAAATTTAGCGCCATTTGTATTCCCCGTCAGGTCCAGAATTATTCTAAAAGTATTTATAATTTTCGCCTCTTTAGCGATAGTCCCACATATGAGAACGATCACCATACTCATCAACATTCCAGACTTCTAGTGGTTGATTTTCATTTTGTGCCGTAGCAAACATCCATCTATCCCCAGTTTCTGGTTCTATGAAAGCATCAATATCATCCAGTCCATCCAAAATAAATCCAAAAGGTGCCATATCTTGTTCAATTTGATTCTTGTGTTCCTCATAAATTCTTTTACGAACATCATTATTCGTCATTTCTTTAAAATAGTCTTGTGCTACTAACCATGAGAATATAACGAGACACATTGCAAGATCATCATTACAACCCTCTTCTGCCTCAAACGATCTACCTTTTTGAATGAAAGTTGTAAGTTCGGAGATCATGTCATAATCATTAATTGTAAGTTTATCATCCTCAATTAATGTTCTTAAATTTGAACATCCCAATTTTTTAACTGCGGATGTCATGCGAACACCAAGTTGTGATTTTTTTCCACTAAATCCTGATCCAACAATCTGTCCTGCACGTCCTCTCATTGCACACATCAAAACATTATCATATTCAAGATCGAAGTGAAGAATATTTGCTACCTGATCTCCAATATCATTTACTTCTACCAATAACCATGCATCATCATATGCCTTTGCTACTTCATGAATAATGGCAGGAAACATCATTGGTTTTATTTCATTATTTTTATATTTTGCTACTGTTTTATATGGAAAATTGGTAATATCAAAGACTATAAATGCCGAATAGTCACTTCCAACTCCTCTTGCCACATCAACAGTAATTAGATAATTATGTTCTTCTTTTGGATCTTCATAAACATCAAGTCCTTTACTTCTCTTTGATGGATCTTCATAAATTAAGGTTCTTAATTTTGTGGGATTGATCAGAGTATCAACAGATCCTAAGAATTCACAGTTATGTGATACTATATTATTTGAATAGTATAAGTTATCTTCACCAACATCTAATAAATCGTAAAGATATATTCCTTCTTCTACTATTTCATTATATACAATTTTTTTTCCTTGTATGATGTTATCTACTTTGATTGTAGATGCTTTAATTTTTTCTGATCCAAATGAGTGATTTTCTGAACATTTTATTTCAGTACCATCCTCAAAAATTATCCAATGATAGAAAGGTTTATAAACTTTCTGAATACCTGAGAAAGATTTAAATCCTGTAGGAGTTTTTACTAATATGTCTTTATTAAGTTTAAACATTTTTCCAACACTCCCCCAAAACTATTCTTTTAAGTCCTTGTGATGTTAAATTGTATTTATCAGCATATTCTTTACAAAATGCTTGAACATATGACATTTTCTTTCCATTTTTCATAATCAATCCCACCAATGGTAAATCTGGTTTTATATCAAATAAAATGCGTATTTCCTTTATTTGGTCATCGGTAAGTTTTCTACTAAAAACTCTACCCTTCCTAACTTGCTTCATTTTTGAGATTGTTTCTTCTGAGAAGCAATTTTTCATACCTTTATTCCAAGGGATATTCCCTTTATCTACACCACCTATTCCGGTTCTATCGTAATTATCAAAACCTTCTCCTCCTGGAGATTTATTCCATCCATTTTTATAGGTATCAAATTGTTTTATATAATTAATTTCCAAATTTTTTGCATCTTCGGCAATATTTGTTTCTTCTACAATCTTAAAAATATGTTTAGGTTTGCTATTTTTGTGGTCTCTCTTTCTAGTTCTCGGGTCCTTAGTCTGACCAACATATTTAATATTATCATCCAAATCTTTAAGTAAGTAGATATAATACATTTTTATTATTATTTATAATCCAAAAAACTCACATTCTTCGATAGAGTTCTTCCATAGTAATATTTTGAGAATTGCCATTATTATCGAGTATTTCTATTTTAGTTTCCCCAGATAAACATTCAAACTCAACTTTGAACTGCTGTTCGCTAGTGTTAGCAATCGTGGATGCCTTCCATTTGGCGTCTCTACCGGGCACTTCTGACCAATGAACATCTGTAGGCACATATTCATTTTTGCCCTTCTCAGCGTCATGCCACATACGGTAGAAGTGATTCATACCGTGAGGTGTGGATACAATAATTACCTTTGTGGATTTACCAGAAGAAATTGTTGGATAAACGGATGCAAAGAACTGATCTGCAATATTATTTGGAATGAATGCAAATTCGTCCAGGAATATAATATTGTAAGATCCACCACGAACAGCAGATGCAGAAGTGGAGGCGGCAATAATTTTAGAACCATTTTCTAGTTCTAATGATTGCTTGTTCCAAGATAAGATACCTTGTTGCATCCACTTTGGAAGATTTTCATATGCGAGTTGCAATCTACCTAATAGATCTTTTGCTGTTGATGCTTTGTTTGCAAGAATGGCAATATTTACGTTATCATTGAATACTGCATAATGTAGAAGATAAGATACGCAAGTTGTTGAATTGTGAGTTGGTATAAAAGTCTTACCACATAAGAATAGATGATCTTCACTATCTACTTGAATACAAGCAACTGGAACACTATCAACTTTTTCTATCTTATGAATATAATGTCGATTTTCTTGAATTCTTGTTGGTCTTAGCACATCAATATTATTCAATTTTCTTGAAAGATTGAATATTCTTTCTTTGGTAGTAAATGATACTGTGTGATAGTAAATGTCTTTTATTTTTTTTCTTCTAATATTAGATTTAATGCCAAGGGTAGAGAGCAATTCCACAACTTGTAATATAAAATCATAATTTTTTTGATAAAATTCAAAAGATCTAGTATTTTTTGTAACAGATCCATCAGTATCCATTAATCCGCGAAGTAATTCTAACCTATCTTCATAGGAAGATCTTAAATAATTTTGTGGAATATGTTTGTTTTTTAATAAATTGTGAGATTTTAATTTTAATTTAAAATCTCTAACTTTAAATCTCATACAATTACCATCTTCCCTTTCATGTTCTATATCCAATATAGTCTTATAGAACTCATAATCATCTTTATGTGCTACAATTCTTCCATCTGAAGAATATCCATCTCCCAACCAAATTCCAAGAAGATATGGATCAATATCTAATGAGTTTTTAATAAAATTGATTGGTTTGGATTTTTCAATATATAATGACCCTTGAACGCCACTTCCTCTTTTATTTTTAGTTTTTGTTTCGTACTTATCATATATTTCTTGAGATGTTAATACTTTTTTACCAGTTCTCCAATATGAACTATCAACCTCCCATAAATGACCCGCATCTGCAACTATTTCCTCACCATTATCAAAATATAATTTATAGCAATTATGATTATACATTATTTCAGTTTTCATAGTAACCGAAACACTATCGCCAGAGGGGGAAAGAATAACATCCCCAACTTTTAAATCCCCCATTGTTGTCCAACTATTTGGAGTTGGAATTGGAGTGTCTAATGCTAAAGATTTGCCGGTTTGGCGTGGCATCTTACAAATATTAAATCGGTTCTCATGAAATCTTTGAACAAGTTTCTCTTGAAATGGATACATTCTAAAAGGAACTAGACCATCATCCAGAGAAACGATCTTAATATAATTCTTTGCGAAATATACTGGATCATCTTTACATTTCAAGAATTCAATGATCTGCTCTTCAGTCCATTGAATATTTGTGTTTGCTCTCTTTAGATTTGGATTAGAGAGATAAGCGTCCGATTGCTTTAGTTGAATATCTTCGATTGGCATAATTTTTAATTAAACCCCACCGTGTGCAAATATCCAAACACCACCAACAGCAGTTGAAGTTGAGAATAGTTCTATCATCATACTTGCCTGAGCAGCACCACCACCTCCAAGTTGATAAACATTACTACCATTACTACATTGACTTGCAGTTACTCCAGTAAATGTAAATGTATCTTGAGCACGATGTGGAGTAATAAAAATCCTAACACCTCTATTTGCTGTAAAATTAGTTAGTGTAACTGTTCTATTTCCATTAGCACTTGGTTGCCAGAATATTACATCTGGTCCAGTAAAATCTACGGTAAGTGTGCTTGCCTGTGTAGTGGAAGTGGAAATAAAATTAGATGGTGTTGAACTAATAGTAACTTGCCCTGTAGAACCAGAAATAGTAACACCAGCACCAGCAACAATAGAAGTTACAATACCAGTTAGATTTGTTCCAGAACCACTATAAGAAGTTGCAGTAACTACACCAGAGAATGTTCCACCATCACTACTTACAAGTTTAGTAGTAGTTACAACTCCAACACTCATTCCAAGTGATGAAGTATTTCCATAACCTAATACTGAATTTAGGTTTTGTGCTCCTGTAATTGTAACAATACCAATTCCATTAGAAGGTGAAATTGTAACTCCACTTCCAGCAATAATTTGATTAACAATCGTTGGTTTGTTTAGAATAGAAGCAACACCAACTGTTGAAGTCCAATCACTATTGACTTGAGCCGTTCCATTAATCGTAACTCGTCCTGTTGAACCTGACACTGTAATTCCACCAGTACCAGCAACAATAGAAGTTACAATACCAGTTAGATTTACACCATTTCCAGTATAAGAAGTTGCGGATACAACTCCAACATTTATTCCAAGTGCCGAAGTATTTCCGTTAGTTAATACAGAATTAAGGTTCTGTGTTCCAGTTGCATTAATTGTGACTGTTCCAATTCCATTAGAAGGAGATAGTGATACACCAGTTCCTCCAATAAGTTGATTAACAATATTTGGTTTGTTTAGAATTGCAGTAACACCAGTCGTTGCAGTCCAATCGGAATTTAGTTGCGTTCTTAGTCCAGGAATTTGATCGTAATGAGTTCCATTATGAATTAATAAGTCTCCATCTTGAAGTGATAGAGTTCCATTTAATCCAAAATTAGTTGTACCAACTCCAACTACTGTATATTGCCAACCTGCTTGTCCTGATGCATCTGTGATTGGTGGAGTATTAGTAACAACATTATATGCTCCTTTGTAGATAACAGCACCAACAATAGTAGGAGGTGTCTCCCAAGACATTACATAATTACCACCAACATTAGTAACCTTCAGGAACTTATCTGCAGTTGCTGCTGTTTGTGATGGGAAATATGTTAATCTTGAGTTGTCGTAGAAAGTGATACCAGTAGTGCTACCTGCACTTACAAATGATAAACCTTCAGTATTAATTGTTAAATCTAATGTTTTTGTGATTGAACCAATCGGCGCACTATAAAATCTATATTCTGCACCTTGTCTAGAATTAGTGAAGTTTTCTCTCGCATAAACTTCTATATTGTTTGCTGCAGGTCCTGTAGGAAATGTTGTAGTACCAAATCCAACCGTACTATAACGACTTAAAATATCACCAAGAACTATTGAACTTGGAGATGCTGCAGTTCCACGAGCAGCACGACTGATATAAGCAGGGAATGCTCCAGTACCAAATCCATCATTCGTAATACGACTTACTACACCATCATTACCAGTAATATGCAACATTCCACCAGCATTTATAACTGGTTGATATGCTCCATTAGTTGAACCAATAATACTCATTCCACCAATATCTCCCGCAGGAATAGTTGGAGGATAAAACTGTGTGCGTCCTGTACGGTCTGTATAATATGCCGTTCTATTACTACTGTCTTGAATTTTTATTGAACGATTGAATACAACATCCGCAGTTGCACCAAGAGAACCAAAATAAACATCACGAGTACTATCTTTAATTTTTATATCATTATCTCGGAATACCCATTCACCAACTTCTAAACCGGCACCACCTTTGATATAGAAATTGCCTGCCTTTGCTCCAAGTGCTTGGTCGTTTCCTAATGTTTCGTCCTGAACGTAAATCGTTCCAGTTCCAAACCAGACTTCTTTAAATCTTCTTGCAGGAGAACCTAACGACCAAACATTCGTTGTATATGGAAGAATGTCCGAGTGTGCGACAATATTACCACCAGCACCAGCACTTAATGTAATGTCCGTATTATCAAGTGTTGCGACTGATAAACCAGGATTAACAACTGCACGTGCAAAATTGATGATTGTATCGTATGGTATAGGAGATACACCTGCACCTACGGGGAAAGTCTTATCGGTAATAATAACTTTATTGTATGCACCAGTACCAATACCAATAATCGCACTTCCAATTGAAATACCTGCACCAGCAATAATATCACCTAGTTGAAGTGTAGGTGATGGAACTACTTGGAGTTCATAAACTGCATAATTAACACCAGTAATACCATATGTTAATCCATAACTACCAATCCCAAGATTAGCATATGGTCCATATTCAAGAACTGAACTTAAATTTGCTCTTGTAATATTTGCAACAATTGAAGATACTCCAGTAATTACAGAACCAACTGGAAGATTTACATATGAAACTCCAATACCATTCGTGGTTGTATTTCCACGATCCGTGACTGTATCCAAAGTTTCATTAATTAAAAGTCCTCCAATAGATGTTGAAAATCCTGCTGTATTTGTAGATGAATTCCATCTTAAAAATGCTCCATCATAAGCAGCAGAATTCGTTGCAACACCTACAACATCATCCAAATATCTTAATTTAGTTTCTCCACCACCACCTAATGTGGAGAGTTGTTGTTGAATGCGAGAAAGGAAAAGTTTATAATGCTTTTCTAAATCTTCAAGTGTTGCGAACTTTTGGTCCAGTGGAGTTAGTGGATCTTTTTGTTGCTTAACATTTGATGGTTCGGAAAGAAGTCCTAATGATCTCTCCATCAATGTTGGGTATTTTGGTTCTTCAAGTTCTTCTTGAAGTTCTTCCACTACTTCAAAAATTTCTTCAATTTCTTCTTCAATATTTGGTTCCATCTCTCTAGATGAGAGTAAATCCTCAAATACTTTGAGTGCCTTATGTCCTTTTTTATTTTTTATTTTACTTTTAGTTTTCAGAATAGAAACTTCTTCAAAAACAGAATCTAATCCCAAGTCACCGACTAAAGATTCATATTCTTCTCTTTTTTGTTTCTTTTCTTGTGCTACTAATTTAAAAAGTTCTGATAGTTCGTTCATTTTATATTATTTCCCATCTTAGTATTCTCTGCAACATATCTACAAAGTTCTATGAAGTGCTCTTGGGAATAACCCTGTTTCATCATATTTATATCTTTAACTACTAATTGTATATTATCTTTAATATAACCCATTTTACTATCTATTCTATCAATAGATGCTGGTGATTTTTGTGGATGACCTACACTAGGAAACACTATATCCAAATTGGTAAGATTACATTTATAATTTTGTTTTTCCATAATATCAGCAACATCATCAATAGATAAATCCCAAAATATTCCTCTAGTTTCTGCACCTACTTTAAATTTATTGAACCAAGAAACACGAATATTTCTATGCCAACCTCTAAAGCAATTTTCATTTTTTCTATTGGAACATTTTTTGCATACTTTTTTAAGATTTAAACTTTCTAAAGCATAATTCTTTCTCAAATAACTCCGCATTTCGCCACATTTGGGGCAAGGTTTATAGTATCTTCCATCTTCGCCTTTTGTAATGGACATAGTAAAAATTTAAATCTACTATTATTTATACCACTTTACCTTTTCTACCACTTTACTTTATTCGACCAAAAGGCCGCAGACATTTTACCTTTAGCAATATTTTTTGCGTGTCTAGTTTGAAATCTATGACGACGACTTGCATACTCCTTTGATTCACCTTTTTTCTTTGGAGAACCTTTTACACCTCTTTGACCAAAACGAATGAGTTTTTCTTTTCCACCCTCACACGCTTTAACTACGTGAGATTTTCCCGTGAGTGAATCACCCACGGGTTCGGCCTTTGGGGAGTTGCACTTCATCTCAGATTTCTTTGCTTCAGCCACAAATTGATTAAATGTTTTCAGTTTTTCTGGTTTGATTAAATCAATAAATTCTACGTAATCATTACCATTAGCATCTTGAATAGTTACTGATTCTTTTTCTAATTTTGGTTTTGACCACTTTGGTTCATTTAATTTACTTTGTGCCACAGATACTTCATTAGAATTAGTGTTTTCTCTAGTTTTATTGTGAATTTTTGCTCTTCTTTGTATTTGTCTGTGATTTGAACCAATATCAAAACTTACACCTTCCACTTTCATTTCACCACTATCAACATAATCTGCTGCAGTATCAATATAATCTGCTGCAGTATCAATATAATCTGCCGCTTTTGTAATCTTCGACTGAACCCATGCTTCAATATTACCTTCACCTTTATTAATTTTTTTCTGTAATCTTTTTACTGCAGAAATAATAGTTGAAAGTTCTGAACGAGCCATAGAATACTCATGATCCTTTTCTTCTGGCATATTTCCAGGATGTGGCATTGTTATGTTATAATCTTTTTTAGAACTAATTACTTCTGCTGGTAAAGAGAACATATCCCAATATTTTGCACCATATTTACATTCACTTCTTCTTTCAAGTTTTTCACATTTTGGACAATATCTATCTGCTCTTTCACGAATTGGGGTGTGCCAATCATCACCAAGTGAATCGGTACTTTCCGATTGTGTTCTTGAAGTTGATGCTTTTTTTACAGGAACACAATTTGGAACTTCTTCACCATCTTTCATTTTTGTTGGAGGATTTCCAATTTTCTTATTAGTCCAGCACTTACTTGCACCAACATTTTTACGTGCTTGCTTTAAATCTTCTTCAATTTTTAAAGTTTTTGGATATCCCTTTTGTCCTGGTTTTTTTCTAGGAAGTCCTTTTTCTCTGCGAGCATGTATATTGTCCCAAAGACCATTTTCTTCTTTCATATTCTTCTTTGCCCAAGTATCTGGAGTTTGATTGTGCTTGTCAACAAAATCATTATGAAGTTGTTTAGCGGTTACTTTTCTTTTCTTCATAATACGTCTCATTAAATTATCAATCGAATCATAAGATGCATCAGGTAATTCAGTAATACCTCTTTGAAGATCAGTTACTGCATCTTCTTTTACATCCTTGAACTTTTTATGTTCTTTCTTTGCATCTGCTTCCATCTTTTTCAGACGAGTATAATAATCTGGAATCTCATCCAAATGTTGAAGAGCAATATCAGTCGCTAGAACTTTATCCTGAGTATGTTCGTGCTCAATAGAAATTCCCATTTTGAGTTGATTCTTTATAAAAGAAACTTCAAGACGATGCTTCTTTGCAATTTGTTCAACTGTTCTATGAGACTTCAGTTGCATTTATATACTTAAGATTTATCTTTATTATTTAGAAAACCTTGTTTGAGTAATTTCTGTAGTTCTGAAGTTGATCCAACAAATACTGCATTATTTGTCACATTGTTTGTAGTCTTTACTGCCTCATCTTCAATGAGTCTCATTTTTCTCTGTAGATCAATTAATTTATCTGCAGTATCTCCAACACTTTTTAAAATTTGTCCGGCAACTTCATATGCTCTTGGACTATCAGTTTCTGCTGCCAATTCCATAATACCATTTAATGTTTCCTGCCCTTTCTCTATAAGTGAATATAACTGTGCTCTACTATATTCATAGTCTTTTTGTACATCATTTGGAGTTGATTCTATTAATTCTATTTCCGATGTTTTTGCCTTAACCTCAACAATACTTTCAGTATTCAGTGCTTTGTCTATAGATTCGAAATCATTTGCCATATCTACTCATCAAATATCCGTTTGTTGCGTTGGACTATAAGTTTTGGAATCATTGAAGAATTCCCAATTTTCATTGAATCCAAAATCATCGCCTGGTTGTGCATCAATTGGATCTGGTTCGACAGTGTACCTCATCTCTCTCTTTGCATTTACAATATCTGTACTTGTATACATATCAACCTGAACCTTACGGATGAGTCCATCAGTAGTGTCTGCGATAGGACCAAATAAGTAAGTTTTTGCCGTAAATTTTAATGTATAAATTAGTGCTCTTCTTTCAGAAAAATCTCCTTCATAATCATCCCTAAAAGAAACATCATCCAAATTTAGTGGGATGTCTCTTTTTTCTCCAATAGAATCTATAAGATCCACTGTTAATGTGAATGCTGGTTGGAAATATGGTAAAATCTGCTCAACAATTTGTAATGAATCATCATTCAATTTTGTAAGAATATTTAATTCAAATCCAATATTATATGGAACAGGCATATAAACCTTCTTCAATTTATCACCATCAGATGCTTTAAAAGATTGAGTTACTCCCACTTTCCTGGTTGAATCATATCTAATTGAAGTCATTTCAAATGACATTCTTGGTAAAGTAATTGCAACCGGTTTATTTAATTTTTCCTGTTGTTGAATTTTTGCAAGAAATTTCTGCATTGGTCCATATGCCAATGGAACTTTCATATCAGAAATTACTTCATCAGCACTATTTTGATGCTGAATATGAATGTCATTAAAAATTGTACCGAAAGCAACTATTGTCTTTCTTATAATATGGTGATAGTAGTAAGTTCCTAACATTAGTAAGTACCAAATGGATTCGATTCGCTAAAATCAACTATCAACTCTGCTTCTTGCTGTATTTCATCATTCTGAGAATAGTTGTCGCTAGTTGTTGTATCTAAATCGTATGATTTTAATGTATATATTGCAGAGGATGCAGAACCTACAATATTTTCACCTACATTAAATGTTCCATTATTTAGGTAAACTCTTAATATTTTGTCAATATCTTTTCCTGGATTTTCCCAATACTTCACGATTGCAGAAGTACCAGATAAAGTTCCAGTAACTTCTTCGGATACAATATAAGTTCCAAATCCAACTATTGGTGGTGCAGATACTGTGATTGTTGGTAAAGATGTGTATCCAGATCCTGCATTTACAAGTAAAACTTCAGAAAGTCTTCCTGAATAAATCTTTGCAACGGCCGTGGCAGTCGTCCCACCTCCCACTGGTGGAGATATGTCTATGGTTGGTGGTTGATAATACCTATCACCTTTATCTACAATATGAATTCTTGTAATTAAATTGGTAGTAATTCCGCAGATGGCAGTAGCACCTGTTCCACCACCACCAGAGATTCTCACCTTTGGTGGATCAATATAACCATATCCACTATTTGTAATTAAAATTTTACTTATAGACTTAACTCCACCAACAGAGGTTGTTATTGCTACCGCAGTTGCTTTAGAAATGTCTTTATTCAAACTAGTAGCACCCAAAAGTAAACTACGATCTAATGTAAAATCTGGTGGTGGATCTATAGTTACTGTAGGTGTTCTTGTGTATCCATAACCATCATTAGTAATTATGATTTCATTAACTCCTGCATATGGACTCACAATTGCTTGACACTGTGCAGATCCGCCAAATGCAACAAGTTTTAGATCTGTTATATAACCAGTATCTGATAATGTGGATTCTATTTCAGCAATACCAGTACTAATTTCTTCATCCTCATATTCGAACAATTCACATTTCAACTCATAAACATAATTTTTTCCCAATTGGTAAAATGGATTTTCAAATTCTACGTGCTTTAATTCAAATAGTCTTTCCCCCAATGGAAAAAATATTAAGTCTCCTTCTTTTGGTCTGGTCGCAAACACTAGTTTCTCTCCGGGAGAATAACTAGGTTCTCCTGCAATTATTTCTGACAAAAATGGACTTATAAATTCCTCAAATCTCTCTCTAGAAATTATTAATGATAACTCATTTTTCAAAGTAATTCCAAACTTAGACATAATATCGCTACCGGGAGAATATCCCTCATGATTGTTTAAATATGCCTCAATAATAAAATTATCATCAAATTTTGAAGATTGTACTTCTCTGATGATATTATCAGTCTTTAATAATTTTCTAGGAATATAATAAACTTCAATTCCAAACATTCTTAAATGTTCGTTGACCAAATCTTGAACTAAACCTTGTTCTGTTGGAGAACCTTGAAGAAAAAATGGATTTAATGCCATAATTATCCAATGAAATCATACGGTGGAAGTTCATAATCCATTGACATTCGATCTAGTATTGACTGAATTTCTCTTTCGGCATCATCATATATTTCTCTACCATTCAATTCAACACCACCAGGTAATTTAACACCTCTAAATTTAATTAGATTTTGACCCCACTGCCTCTTAATCAGTGCAGTAAGATACCTCTTGATAAAACTATCATTATAAACTTTAGTAAAATCATTAGGATCTAATATTCTATAGCAATCAATCACAAAAAATGTATTTTCTTTTTGTGCGCCCCAATCTATATCAAGATACATTCTGTTTTGTCTTTTATTAAATCTGATTTGCTTATCAGTTTTTAATAGAAAATCGATATCTTCTAAGTATGATTTCACCATTGCAAACTGTAGCAATTCAACTGAGTTGAAATAATAAAGATCATTTAAAAATAATTGGTATTTGATACTAAACATTCCACCAGAAATGTCACTAGTATCAAATTTAAATACCTTTTCAATTCCAATTACAGAATCTGGAACTTGGATAAAATTTGAAGTCTCATAAAAATTAAAAGTTTTTCCTTGTGAAGTTCCAGTAGTTGTTACAATTCCGACTCCGGTTGTACCGGTAGATTTTCCTCTATTAATATCTTCCTGTGTCAATTTATACTTCAAATACATTCTTTCGACACCATCAAAGTGCCTCTCATAGAACAGTTGAAGGGCATCATCGACTAGATCATCTATTTGATCATCATCAACATTAATCTCCAGTACAGGAGCACCTAGACGCCTTAGACAGTAATTTACAAGTTCTTGTCTACTTGCTGGTTTTGCCATTAGTATTCTCCCCCATCAATTTGCTTAAGGTTTATATCACCTGCCACATATAAGTCCGCACCAACATATAAATCACCGCGAAATGTTGTTGCGCCGATAACATCAAGATTGTAAGTAGTTAATATTCCAGTTACATTTACATTCTTTAGGAATCTAAATGAATCAGTTGTAATAAATTTTGAAGTTTGTGCCTTATATTCAAGCACAAATCCATCTGCTAATGAAGATACATCAACATCACTTAAATCTACTAATCGTGTTGCCGATGCTCCTATATTAGAAAGGACTCTAATAACGTTTTGATTGCCAATTCTGTCTGATATGTTTGGCATTAGTGTGTGACTCCTGCTCGTACTAGAACCATTCCTTCAATAGCTTTATATTTTTGTCCACCCGATCCCAAACCACCATTTTCTAACATCACATCATAAACATATCTTCCGGGTTTTAAATTTAGAGTTTGAGCACTTGTTAGTGAAATGCGTATTGCACCAACTTCAGCATTTATAATTGTGGAAGCAAAAGCAACGGCAGTTGAACTGGAAGGACTCTTTCTCATTTGTGCAGTTACGGCATAACCAACAATGTTTAGATATGAATTTGTCCTAGCATCTTCTAAACTGAAGATACTAGAATAGTCAAATCCCTGTTCAATGACAATATTGGAAACATAAACTGCCATTTTTTTAATATATTCCTTAAGTCTATTTATATTTACTCTATTCCAAGAGTTGAAATAACTTCTTGTTGTGCTAAATGAAGTTTAACATAAGATTTTGCAATATTTTTTAATTCTGTAATATCATTACAAGTATCGATTTCTCTAGAAATCCTCTCATATTGGAATAATTTATGTGTACTATTTAATATAATGCTAGATGGATCCATTTTTCTCCAATAATTGTTTAAGTAAAGATTTTATCTCATTTATATCATTTTTCATATTATCAATTTCTTTTTTTTGCAAATCTCTGGAGTGTAATGAATTAACATATTGATTATATGCCACAGAATCGCAATTTATAATTGCGCCTGATGCTTCATCTCTATAAAGATTTGGATGTCCTTCTACTCTTATCATCTTATTGCAATTGCTCTAAGTTCTTTAATTCTTACTGGATATGCCTGGTTTGTACTGGACATAACAATTTTAATTGCATATCCAGTAAACAAATCTAAACCATCGGCAGTAAATTCATATTCTAAGAATTCATTCTCCAAACTTGGTGAAACAAATATATCTGATAGTCCACTATTTTTTGAAGGGTCTATAACTGAATACTGACTTGTATCAGTATACTGTAAATTATTATATCCTGGGAACAATTCAAATGCTTGTGGAATTTCACTAGAATCTGCTCTAACTAAACTATAGAGAACTCTAAAATCTGCAGATTCGTGTCTATAAGCAGATAAAATGATCTTTAATGATGTAGCAGGTTGCTTTAATGATACTAGTTTTGATACATAAGAGGATGCATGAGGATCATTAATTATTGAATTAACTTTAGAGTCTGTCACATAATCTGAAATTGGATTATCAATTCTACTATTTCTAAATTCCGTGGAGGAATTATTCAAATATATTACTGGAGACAAATTTTTATCTGAACTATTTAAAGTTATTCCAGTAGTAAATGATCTATTTCTAGGTAAATTGCTCAGATATTCGGTTTCATTTTTCTTAGAACAAACCATTCTTACTGTTGGCAAAACATTTATTGTATTCAATTGAACTGGTTCAAATCCATTATCTAGGAATGATGTTTCATTACCACCAGCACTAGTTCCAGAAACAGTTCTAATTGTTGCACTAATTGAAGTAGAAGATCCTGGAGTAATTACATCATAAACTGGTATTAATGAACTATAATTTATGTTTGTTGTTGCGTATACATTAGATCCTCCCATAGAAGATCCAGTTACAAAAGATAATTCTGGAATTCTCAAATTATCTGAAGACCTATTAACACCATTTGTGGATTTATCAATTTGAATGGAATAGTGATCTATTCCAATATCCGAATCACTAATATCATGAGTAGTATTAATTCTTCTTAAGGAAACTCCATTTAATTCATACTTATATACTAAATTGCCAATTTCATAATCTAATGGTAAAGTTGAATCAATTCCCCTAGTTATTCCATTCAATGTTCCAGTACCAACTGAAGTATATGAAATAATTTCATTTTCAATTTTTACATATCCAACATATCCAGGATTATTTAATCCAATTGCAACTCCTTCAAAAGTTCCAAAGTTTGAAGTATTTGCAATACTGATGGTGGAACCATCCGTTTTTAGTAATTTCGTTGAAAGTGTAGTTGCAGGAACACTAGATTCTGCACCACTAATTACTACTTTATTTGTATTTGAATACATTCCGTGATTAAAGTGGTCAACCCTAATAGAATTTCCAGAATTTTGATCTCCTGGAGGTACAAAACTTCTAATAGTTGTTGAAGCAAGTGATACAATTTGTCCAGAATTGTCATAATAACTTACCCCAGCACCAACTGCAAATGCCTGACCCTGAATTCCTGATAGGTATAATGTGTCAATAGTGCTACCATTTCCAGTTATTGTAATATTTGCACCAGTACCAGTATTACTTGATACTGATGATGTTACTATACCAACAACATCACCAGCAGAATAACCATTACCGAGACTTACAATAGTTGGAGTTCCAGTAATTACGCCATTTGTTGCACTAATATTCAATCTAAGACCTGAACCTTTTCCAATAATATTATAAGTTTCTACATCCGTATCTGTAACATAATTGCTTCCTCCAGAAGTAAGTGATACTGATGCAACCGAACTTCCTGAACCAACAATATATCCATATGTGGAAGAATTTGATCCTGAAATTTTTCTACCAACTGATAATGTGCTAGTTAATGATGTTGTTGTAATTCCAAGAGTTCCAGTTTTTGGTGATGTTGATAATGGATTATTGGATAATTTTGAAATATATCCATTACTTTTATCTAATGTTGGATTATAGAAATATGCAGTTCCTGTGGGAGATGTAAACTCTGCCTTGTAAAGTTTAAACTTAAGATCTTGATACTGACTTGCTGTCCATATAGATCCATTTTGGGATTTAAACAAACTTCCCATAGAGAATTGTGTAGTATACCTTACACTATTTGCATCTGGTAATGATTTTGTGTTTACCGTCTTTTCTCCCATGGTTGCAGCCCATAGTTCATATTTAAGACTTGTTTCTGCAATAACTACTATTGCATATTCTTTTCCGGGAGCCAAGTAAATTGGTGAATCGAAAGTAACTTTAGTTGGAGTTTCTGCATCATCGGATATATTAATCTGATCGGGTTTTAATGTGACTGCATTTCCAATTCTAATTCTAGTTGGAGTTCCCAATTCTACGGTTCTTATTTCAACCTTTACTGGAGAATTTCCATCATCTTTTGATGCAAAATATAAATCAACGGATGTTAAGAATGCCCCATTTACATCATCATTGGTGTTTGTTGGTGAAGGTGCTTCAACATTTCCACCAACAATAAATGTTTGTGCAAGAGGATCTACATATCTGGTTTCCGTTGTTGTAGTATGATTATTTAAATTTATATTAGTATTTGTTGTAGTTGTATTTGTAGTTGTGTTTATATCAGTTGTTCTTATTGTAGTTGTTATTAGATTTTCCCATTGCTCAACCATACCATCTGCAGTATAATTAGTTTCTGCATATGAAATTGAAGTACTTCCAGGAAGACCTAGAGAATTTGTTGAACTTGAAGATACTTTAAATGTTTTAGTTCCAGTTTCAATTCTAACTGATGGTACTGGAGTTGAATTGGGATCTCTTAAGAAAGTTGTCCCAATCAAATCTCCATAGTTATCACTAATTAATCTAAGATCCTTAACATATGCAACTGCTCCACTAGTTTGTCCAACTAGTCTCATTCCCTTCACCAAGTATCCATAATATTTTCCTTGTGCCTCTTGTGCTAGAGAATATGTGTCAATATTTAAAACTTTTGATGATGAACTATATGTTGATGGTAATGATTCATCCTTAAGATATGGATTTATTGTATAGGTTTTAGATGGTGAATTGAATGCCCCATATTTATGATTTGCAGTCGCAACACGGAATGTAATTAGATTTTGTCCATTACTAGTACCAATGACTTCTTCACCAACAATAAATGATCCAGAAGATCCATAATTTGTCAAAGTTGTAGTGTTAGAAATTTCTACCAATTTTGGAATAAAATCAACAGCACTACTTGAATCAAAGAATAGATAGAATTGTGTGGAAGCTTTAATATTTGATATTGAGAACTCAATATTTCTTGATCTTATAAATTTTTCTTCTGCTGAAGCTACCTTTATATTTTGAATAGTAGTATCATAATCTGATAATGAATAACTAGAAGTACTTGATTGAGTTGAGGATGCAGATGAACTTGATAAAGAAGCTACTGGAGCAGTAGTACTGGATTCCCTCCAATTTCCCATACCAAAAATTACATTTTCAACAACATTATTTGTATTGGTATTACTTGTAGTAAATTGATTTACCTGAACATTATTAGTAAGATTTATTGATGGATTTGTTAAAGTATTTGATACATGCTTATCTGGAAGTTGTATAGTTCTGACCCAATAATCCCTATCTGGATCTAATTTAATATCTCCAACATATGCAAGAACCGAAAAAGGATTTACATTCTCAACACTTGTCGCAAAAGGTTGTTCTATCCAACCTACAGATTCGTATTTTAAAGTTACACAATTCCCAGTTTTTTGTACATTTGGATCAAGTAATTCATAATTTGTGGATAGGTCTAACTGTTCATCAATAAGTGCTGTTGCTGGAGCAAGTTGTGATTTTAGAGAATTCCTATTAGTAATCGGATGCAATTCTCCAGATGCTGGAGTTATTTCAATTGCTGATAATTTGGTATTAATTGATGAATAATCCTTAAAATCATCAACAAAGAATCCGGTTTTGAATCTATTTCTTCCATCAGAATCTTGAATTTGTAGAGTTTGTGTATTTACCTCTAATAATGATAATGAAGTAACTCTTTCTAAATTAGCAACTCTATCTTGAATTCCCCCAATATCACGCATAGTGAATCTTCTATTATCTACTGGTGTTACCCTAGCGTCTGATGGGTGATACAGATATGGTGGTAATGTAATAGTGGCAATAACCATTGAGTCGCCGTTTTTACTGGGAACTTTTGGTTTTTTTGACGGAATACCCTTTTCTACTACAAAAGTGCCTAATTTATCGAGATATAATTTATCAATTCTTGGTAGATAATAATCATATCCGATCAGAGAACTTTCATTTGATGATAGGTTAATTTGCTTTCCAGTACCAAAATCTCTAGATAGAAAGTCAAATGGAGACTTATCATTGGTAGAAAATGGTTGAACTCTTGGCCTAAAATCCAAAGTATCCGAAGACCTTACATTCATTCTCCCAATATTTGGAATATCATTTGTAAATCTTTCTTGATCGTAACTTAAAACTGTAAATACATCACCACTATCATTAGATGGTACTGAATAATAATCAAATACAATTAGTAATTTTTTTGAAGGTTCTGGAACATTTTTATTTCTAACAATTCTAGAATAATCATAATATTGATCTTTCTGCCCCTTATCCAATTGATAAGTATATGTGAGGTCTTTATAACTTCCTACAGTAATTGATTCAATATCTACAGTCATATTGGATTCTTCAAACTTTACAGTTTCTCCCTCAGAAAATCTTTCTGAATTTAGATAAACAATCCCCAGAATATTTGTTAATGGTTTCGAAACAACTCTGGCAATTGCTTTACTAATATTTCCAATTATATTTTCACCAATAATAGCATTGGTAGTTACATTGGCACTGGATGTAAATTGTACCTTATCTAATGAAGGACTTGATGTATCATAGGATTCATAAATTGCTAAAACTTTACAGACATCCGGATAATTCAAACTTATATCTTGATCCTGAACTCTCAATCCATAGAATTGGTTATATGTTAATCCATCACCTATTGAAGAACTTATCCCAGTTCCAGACTGCGGATATTTTGAAAATGCTACTTCTAATGTATTACTTCTATTATAAGTCTTTTTCTTACTTTGAATTCCATTTTTAACGACCGTTGCATTCACTACAACACCAGTAGCATTTGCATTTAATCCACTAATTGTTACTTGATTCAAACTTGGATTTATACTAAATGAATCTTGAGTTATTGTACCAATTCCACCTCCAGAATAGTGAACAGAATATCTTTCTTCATCAAATGCAGTAAAAAATGCACTCGAAATTCCAATAATATCTGAAGAATTGAGAACTAATTTTCCAGTAATATCTGTCGTTTCTCCTGTAATTTGTGTAGAAATTGTCAATAAAGAATCTGAAAGATTTACTGAAGATACATTTGAATCTGGTAATTGTGCATATAAGTATCCCTTAGACTCGTTTCTTACAATTGGAGCTCCAATTTGAATATTTGTAGTAGTAGATCCTGCTCCAGATAATGTCCCATCAAAAACACCGGAAACTGAAGTAGTAATTGGTGAAACAGTTAGTGTTAATCCATTAGCAGAAACTGAAGATATTCTATTATATGTTTCGACAGTAGATCCTGGTTTTTGGTATCGAATAATTGTATTTTCGCGTACACCACTAAATTGTTTCCCCGCAGAGGTTATAGTACTGCCATTGATAGTTACTGTAGTTATATTATTTTGAAAGTTAAATCTTTCAAGAAAAGCATTTGCACTAAATTCTATAGGAAGACCAGAGATAGCAGTAGGTTGTTTTACTGATTTTATATTCTGAGTTCCATATGATGTGATGGTTTTAATAGATGTTGAAGAATTTATGCCATTAATTATTAGTTGTTCACCTTTGGAAAATGTTCCTGAAGTTTGACTCAATTTTATAATTGTTGACGCTCCACCAGAATCAACGGCATAACCGCTAGCACCACTGCTTTTTCCCTTCACAAAAGATGATTTAGGAAGTTCACTATCTGATATAGATTTATTTAATTCTAATTTAGTATAAGTTTGAATATCGTATAAACATAAGTCCCAATTAGTGGCATCCCTACTATATGCAGAATCGGTCAATTTTAGACTATAAACTCTTGCCCCACCAATTATTTCCCCATCAGTATTTAATTGACCATACAAATTAACAATGGCATTCTGTTTTGGTGTTCCCGATACTCTATTAACTCTTAAAATATTTCCCATTTCAAAGGGAATATTTACTGTAGATATAGTTTCAGTATCTCTGGGTTTTTCAACATCAATAATTGTTGTTGAAGTTTTATCTACATCATATCCCCTAACATATGCTTTACCTGGGGATATTTTGATGCACATCAAATCTTTTGATGGTGAATTATTTTGATCTGTGGTTTCATTATCAAAAAATAATCCATTACTGCCCAATCTGTCATTTAGTGAATTGTGTATAGTTGTGGTGAATGGTGTTACCGAATAATCTCCAGATTCATCATAGGTTCTTTCTGCCAAATAATCTCTAATTTTGTTGTATTGAGTTTTTTCTTCAATTTTTTTAATTTTTCCATCTTGAACCCGCAATAATTCTACAAAATCAGTATCATTTGTATCACTTATTAATTTTTTAGTTAAAGTTAAATTAATTTTAAATCTATCTGCTCCCGGAGCTGCATAATTAGTAAAACCCTTTGCATTATCATATAGGGAATTATCATCTTTTGGATTAATTATTAATTCATCAATCTTCAATCCAACTCTATATGATGGGGTATTTGTATAATTATCAAGCAATATAGTTTGTTTGGATACATTTGCAAAATAACCTCTGATAAAGTATACTCCATCACCAATAGATGCTGCAGATCCCACTGAAGTTGCATCCAATGAAATTAGAGATGCAAAAGGGGTTCCTGCATTAATGGTAGTATTTCCATAAGTTATATTTTCTTCAGCAATTAATGATTCACCATCTTCAAATGGATTGAATACGAAGTTCTTATCAGATTCTAAGTATTTTACATATATTGTTAAATCTTCTACATTAATATTATCTGGAAGAGCAACATATTGAATAGTTGCTGTTGTTCTTGAAGATTGTCCAATTATTTTTTTACCAATAAAACTATTAATATAAACAGAAATATCAATACCAAAATTAGTTGGATTAAGTTTTACTGAGTAAAACTGTCCATCATATGCAATGTTTCCTGGAATCACCATTGATCCCTCTTTAAACATATGACTACCAAAAGTTTCTATTTGATTTTGTAGAATTGATTGTAAAGTTGTTAATTCCCTTGCTTGAATAGGTCGCCCAGGATTAAACAGTACTTTATAAAAATTTTTCTTAGAATCAAAGTCATCATAATATGGACTGATATTTAAATCTGTTTTTTGTGCCATTTTTGTTAAAATTCCAGGATAATTTTAATGTCTTCTTTTTGTCTGGAGCTTCTAGAAACTAAAGGTCTATTATCAATATAGATAACATCTCCCGATTCTTTATTTATCTCCGGATTTGCAAGACCTCCCAAAAAGGATACTCCCAAATTAATAACTTTAGTCCCAATAGTAACCTTATCACTATTAAATGTGGTGTCAATAGGTCCAGAAAATGGACTAATAGTATTTGTTGATGATTGAAATTCTAATACTTCAGGTATTCTAGTATCCGAGGATATGTAATCGGTTTCATCAATATAACCTGTTGTGCCAAAATATAATGATCTATCTCTAAAGTATTTCAAAACTTTAGTTGTACTATCATAAGATGCCACATATCCTCTCGCTTTTCCTCCAGTCACTATTTGAGAAATTTCTTCCCCAATAGCAGGACTTCCACTAAATGATGATGTAAGTTTAATTGAATATAGTGAAGAATATTGATTCTGAGTAAAAACTGAAGTAGAACTGTATGAGGTAGGATTTTTCAAAATACCAATCTGGGAAAATTTTGTATCAGTTGGAAAATCTTTTGTAGAATCATCAAATCTGGCATATATTAATATTTTATCAGTTCCCAATTCGGAGTAGAGATCGTAACCATGCCCTTTTGATGGTGGAATGATTGGTATAAGTTTTGCTGGATTTGGAAGACTTCCCGCAGGTTGTACACTACCCAAATCAACTATCCCATAAGTATATCCACTTCCACCAGAAGTTACTGTTGTGGAAATTATTGATCCAGTACTATCAACTTCTATCAGAACTTTTCCTCCAGAACCATCACCCAAAATATTGACTTCTCCTGGAGAATAACCTTTCCCACCATTTGCAATATAAACTTTCTTAATTTGATTATAGTTTACCGAAGAATTTCCATTTTCTCTAACGGAAACAATTTGAGAATCTGATGTAGTTCCCCAATCATTCGGAACGGCAATATATTCAGTAGAGTCAAATTTTATAATATCACTTGGCGAAACAGTAAATAAATATTTCCACAAATACCCATCTCCGCTTACTCCGGCCGCCGATGGTTCTAAATCAGTAAATGTTGGTTCATCTTTAGAACCATTTCCTTTAAGATTTGCTCCAGAAGAACCATTATCAATGCAAATATAAACCTTATAGTCACTATTCATCACATAATAACTAGTATCATAAAGTCTACTTGAGTTTGATATTGGCGACTGATTTAGAATACTATAATCATGCCTATACATTTCATATTTTACATTTGCAGTCCAATCAATTCTTCTTATAATTCTTCTAATATTTGAACTAGTTACTCTTTTTCCAAATATTGCAGTATCTCGATAATGATTTAAATATTGGATATTATCTATAGGATCTGGAATATCCAAATCCCCACTATTAACCGGATTCCAATTATCGGATCTACCAAATCCATCCGATGATGGGTTGGGAAGACCTACAAATACATAATATGAATTCGCAGTGTTCAGTACGGAATCAACGAAATTATTAGCATTTAAAATTCTAAATTGATCTGTTACAATTGCAGACATATTAATTGTTTTTTCTATATTTATACTGTATTATTGGGATTAGATAACGTTGCCTTTATTTAGTGCTCCGGTTTGTCTCAATCCAGTACCTCTTCTTTGAATTGTTGCAAATGTGGATAGTCCAGAAGTAACAATATTTCCAGAAACACCAATAGAAATTGGTGAACTCGATCTGGAAAATCCGGACATTTTGCCCCAAGAGAATTTTCCTACAGGATTTGTTGTACTTCCAGTAGTTGCAATTCCAACTATTGAAGATGATGAGTGAATATTGCAAGTAATACTACCATTAGATCCGGATGAATTCAGTTGATGTATGCTGTATATATTATCTAGGAATGATGATCCGATACCAACTATAGAAGAATTTGAATTATTAATAGAAGTAACTCCATTTCCAACACAAGTATCAAAGATATAAATTGGATATCCGGTATCTAATCCAGTAAATTGTGGAGTATTGGATTTTAAGAAAAACTTAATTGCTAAAGGATTTCCTAAGGTTCCTGTTGTAGTTGTTATTCCGGTAATAATTCCTGAAAATCCATTAATTGTATTAATATTAGAAATTAATTCAACTGAAGATTGTGGAGTTGTGGAAATTCCATTAACAATTAAAGCATCAAAAGATTCTATAGTTGCATCCCCATAATCAAAGAATCTTACATCATCGACAAAAATTTCAGTATCTGTAGATGAAAATGTTCTTATAATATTTGCAGTTGGGTATACTTGAGATTCAATTGAATCTCTGGACTTGTAAACTATTTGTCCATTCAGAGTCTTATCAACTTTCTGTTTTAACCAACTTAATGGTTTATAATTATTAACGTCAACCCCCTGCCCAGAATATAGATCTGTTTCAAACTTATCAGAAAAACTTAAATTTGTTATAGTTCTCTGATCCTGCGTAATTGTTCCAGGAATGCTATTATTCTTCAATACTTGAACAGTATCACCTTCCTTTAATGATTGGTCAACATTTGTGACCAAATCACTATCAGCACCTTTTGTTCCCCTATAGAAGAATATTGCAACATTATCTTCTTTTTTTGGTGCTGTAGTAAATTTAAATGATGTACCACCTTCAAATTCATATGCAAATCCGGGTTCTTGAATAATTCCATTAATGAATATTAATAAACATTTATCCAATTCCAATAATGGATCGGATTCTTCATTTTTATTAAAACTGAGCAAATCTCCATTGTAAAATAATGGAAATCTCTGACGAACACCATCTTGATATTTTTTAATTGAATCGATATAATCCAATTCTCCAAATTGCCAAGCCGCAAAAGAATCTGTAAAAGTATCAATTACTGTCAGACTAAATTTGGCCAGCGGGGACGCTAACCTTCTATCAGTAACTAATCCAACTGGAGTAAATACATCTCCACGCCTGAATGAATATCCTTGTCTAGAAATATTGAATCCAGTTACTTCAAAATAGGTAGATCCAATTCCAGTTGTAGAACTTGCTCCAACTACAACATTCATCAAAAGTCCTGTTCCAGTGGATGTGGTTGCTCCTATTCCATATCTGGATATTCCAACAACTTCAAGGTTTTCGTAAGAAGGTTCTGAAACAAATACTTTAGGATTTATGTATCCAGTTCCACCACCTACTACCCGGAAAGATAATATACCACCTGCCCCTACGGATGCAGTTATTGTTGCTGATGTACCAGTATGTCCATTTTCATAGACCGATACGCCTATAGAAACTAATCCATTATATCCAGACCCATAATTTCCCATAGTTCCAATACCAATTGAAACGATTGATCCACCAGCACCAACTACAGCAGTTACTGATGCTCCAACTAGAGGTTCATAACCTAGACCAGCAGATGATCCGAGAGAAATTATTATTCCGCCTCTTGGAGTCTGATTTTGATTTACATCATATTTTGATGTTATTATATTTTTGGTTTGTGGATCTTGAATTCCCGAAAATACAACACTTGTAATTCCTGCTATAGAGTTCTCAATTATTTTAAAATTATTGTTTGTATTATTATCTGTTGTTGGCGTTTGAAAAACATTATTAATGAACAAAATACCATTTCCACCAGTACTTCCTAATCCAACAGTATTACTTCCATCAATAGTTAATGTAAATGTTCTACCTATTCCATTAAATTGATTGGAAATATCATCATAAACTACATTTGTTTCATAATCATTTCTCAAAAATACTCTTCCATTAAAATCTGATGTCTGGAATGGTAAGTTGCTATTATCAGTAATTATTTGTGGATTTCCTCTTGGAGATTCTACAAAATGAATCTTGTTGTCAACTATATTGTATGAACCCTTATATATTCTTGCAGATGAGGAATCGGTATGAGTTGTTGCTGATGATCCCACAAATCCTCTAGAAACTTTTACCAAAGGAATTGTTCCAATATTTGTTATTGGACCTTTATTTGTAGTTCCCAATCCAACATTTTCAATTTTCATATATTCATTATCAATTTTGAGAATATCATTTGGTACTATTGTAGATATTCCACTCAAAGCAAATATTGAAGATGCTATTGAAATTGTGCCACCATTTCCGGATAATGTATGTACAATTGGAGTTCTAATTATAGGATACTGTACAACATTATCCAAAGTAATAATTGCCTTTTCATTTTTCTTATACATTTCAAGTTGATGTGCATTTCCAGAACCAATGGAAGAAAATACTACACCATTTCCAGTTAAAGCATCATTTTTTGTAAGCGCCAATCTAAAATTACTCGAATCCTCTCTAATAACATAAACTTCGGATGGAAGTGGTGAGACTCCAACCATAAGGGCACTAGCAAAAACTCCAATATAAGTTGATTTTGGAGTGTATATTAATCTTTCACCGTTACTAAAGAAATGATTATCTATTGTAAATGTTCCAGTAGATGTGTTTAATATTGATGTATTTGATGGATTGAACGTTTTTGCAAAAATTGGATATTGATTGGAAGTCATACTGAAGGCAGTTTTATTAATCCTACCCCCATTAATTGCATTATATGAATTAACTTCAACTGAGTCAGTTAGAGTACCATAGATTAAATTTGGTGGAATATTTACACCATCAATTACTGTATACAAGCATTGATTAAATGATGAAACATTAACAGTATCGGTAACTTCTGGAGATTTGTAAAATTTTAATATAACATTACTTCCAGAATATTCTCCACCAAATGTTCCTATTCCAGTAATGCTTCCTACAGAAAGAAATGGCGACTGCTCTATAAAGATATTAATAGTATCATGAAGCAATGAAACATGGTGAAGAGAAATTGTAGATCCGTAACTTACCTTTACTAATGATTTGACAGCATTAAAATCATTTTTGTTCAGTGAAATTATATCTGTTGATGCTGTAGAGACATTAGATTGATATTTTGACTCATATTTTGCCGTTCTCTCATTTCCTGCAATTTGTCCACTTTGTTTAAACCTATAAGTACCAATGCCAATTGCGGTTGATCCAAATCCAACAATTTTTGATCCAATTTTAACTTTATTTGTACTAGTATTATTGAAATTTAAAGACAGTATTCCTGAAGATATTGTTGAACTAAATGATCCTATAAAATTTCCAGAATAATTTCCTGTTTGAGATTCTGAATCAACATAATATTCTGAAATATAAGTATTAGTTCCATCATGAGCAAGATACAATTCTACAAAATTCATCTTATTTGTTATAGGATCAATCACTTGTATATCAGCATATAAAGATTCTAATTTATTTTTTTGTACTGATATGATTGATGTCGTTATTCCAGATTGTGCCTCAGAATTCGACCCGATCAGATCAACAAATCCTATTGATTGTGTTCCTATTCCTGCAAAAATTGTATTGAATCTAGTTTTAATGTTCTTTAGATCATAATCATTGTCATATGGATTAGTTGGATTAAATCTCAAATAAGAGTCTCCAAATTCATCAGTAAATATTGAAAATTCTCCAAATTGTTCTCCAGTATTTGATATAGAATTCTTAGTCAATAAGAAAGTATCAATTGTATTATTCAATATTACCAATTCTGTTAATTGAATTTTTGTATTATCAATATTTGAAATTCTGAATAATATATTATTGTATGAATCGCTCGATTCCAATTTTAAAATATTTAAAAATTCGCTAGGTTCCGTTTCCAAATTAGAAAATTCTCGATTTATATTATCAATTGCCAAAACTACATTATTTCCACATTTAATATAAGGTGTTAATATAGTATTTTCCAATTTTATCATTTTGGAGTATGTATCTAATACATCAATATCCTTCACAAGGTCAAAATTATATACAGTGTCAACTCTCGTCTCATTGACAACATCGAGTATAAGTGAATCTACAGTATTTCCGGTTATTTGAGAACTTGCAGTAGATGTAATTCCAGTATCTGCAAAGTTTTTGAGTCCACTAGTATGAAGTAAATTATTGATACTAGTTTTCAACTTTTCATACTCTAAGGGGCTTTTTACCGTATAGGAAAGATTTTGGTAGTAATCATTATCTGGTATTGATTGATTATCATAATCCAATTTTCCAATATCATTCGACCAACCAATATCCTTTCTTATAGAATATCCAACATCAAACATTCCTAGATTATTTTCAATTTTTTTTATAGTTGCTATATTTCCAGATTCCTTACCTTTAATAACTTCTTCCGGAGATAATTCATAAGAACCAAATACTTTAATAGATGTCTCACTACTATTAGTAATAATTAAATCTCTTTCAATATTATTTGAAATAATTTTTTCACCAACTAAAAAGTATGATGGTTCTTGAGTTATCTCAAAACTTGGATAATTATTAGAATGTATAATCGATGCAAATGAATCTTGAATTACATTTGCTACTCCAGTATTTGATGTTAATTTAGAAATATTAATTGTTACTTTATCCGGATTAGTTTGTTGGTAATTTGATACTGTAAAGAATTCATATCCATAATCTTCCGAATTAAATCCCGTACCAGTAGTTCCGGATTTTACTATTCCCTCAATGAAAACTTTATCACCAATACTAAATGGTGGAGTTGAGTATCCCAATATTGGTGTAGTTATATAACAAGTAAAAATTCCAGTAGAAGATGATTCTACACTTCGTATGCTAACTCCATTAGTATTATTTGTGGCAGACAATCTAACTGATGTGGAAGGCAATCCCTTTGGACTTTGTAATATATTTACTGAAGAAATGGTATTGTCTGCTAATTTTGCTTCTAATACACCACTATCAATTTTTTTCCCAGTTATAGTATCTACAATTACTATTGTTGGTGAGTTTATATAATTTGTTCCACCATTAGTTACTGTAACAACTCCAATAGTATCTGAGTTTTCTATTGTAATTAGTGGTGATATGTGTGCAAATGGTTGTAATGTTTTATCCGAAGAATATTCAAATCCTTCGTTTGTAATTCTAAATTCTTTTATATTTCCTATTGTATTTGATTTTGGAATGAGATATGCATCTTTACCACTAACCGAATTAGATCCTTTGAAAACTGGCAATTTTTTATAGTCAGTTCCTCCAGAAATAATATTAATTTTATTGATAGGACCTTTTGCTGATACGGAGTTTGTACTATACTCTAAAGTTTCACATTCATTTTGAAAATATGATAATTTTTCGGGAATTCTATTTAAAGAAAAACTAAAAGTAGTTGATCCAACTCCAAAAATATTGCGATTTAAATGGGAATCATATGCACTATTTGTAAATAATATTTCAGAATAATTATCAACCGAAGTATCAGAAGTGCTTATGTATCCATTTTTTTCTAGACTATAATATAATTTTGTTGGCAATGATGAATCATAATTAATCTTTAGTGATGCTGTAGAAGAGACCCCAACAGTTCCTACACCAGAAAGAGTAAAACCAGTTGTTTTTGCAGTAGAAACAAATTCATTATTAAATTCTTGATCATAATAGATCTTAAATTTATATCCACTCAAAGACGAATCGCTTAGATTAAATATTAGATTATTATTTTTTATCGATATGATTTGTGGATTTATTGGAGAGATTATATGATTTTTTCCTCCAGTGCTTCCAATACTTATCGTAATTGGGGGAATAGTTTTGGAATCAATGTAGGTTTCGGAAAGTTTAATCTTATTATCATTAATCTTATAAACATAGTATGAATTAGTTGATAATCCTGAGGCAACCAAATCTGATGAATAATGTACCTTATCCCCAGTATTCAAATTGTGTAAATTGATTGTAATTGTGCTCGTTAAGGTATTAATTCCAGTAGAGTTAAATCCAATGGGATTAATTAGAATATTTCCAGTAGTTGAATTTCTTTTGACATATACTGATATTGATGTACCAATTCCTACTGAAAGACTTGGTTGTACTTTAAGAAGTATATTATCGCCATTTGATAATTCATGAGAAGTTGAAACTGAAACTGTTGATTTTATTCTTTCAACCTTTCCAACTACTTGCGAATATGTACTTTCAAATGAATATTTCTCATCATCATTCCCACTATTAAGACTAATAAAGAATAATTCTGGAGAATTAATAGAAGTTTTTATTCCAATAGTATTTTTATTTTTATTTACTGCATAAAAAGTTTGAGAATTTCCACTAGTAGGTATATTTACTGGAATTCCAGTCGGGGAGGTTGATACTGAAATGTACTCCGATATTGATCTTCTGAAAATAATTTGTTGATTTGTTTTAAATCCATGATTATCAATATAAATTCCTTGAGTAGGAATAGTTCTTGTAATATTTGAATCTCCAAATTGAAATGTTATTGATGATGTAATTCCAACTTCAGTTCCAATCCCAATTGATTTTGTTGGATTAAAATAAATTTTACTATTAAGATTTGATTCGAAATAATCAATATTCTTGGAAATTATAAATGAATCTGGAGTAAAATAAATTGGTGTAGTTGCGGTATGTGATATTCCAGTCAATCCTCTCTGCACTTTCAATATATTCAGATTTTTAAATACTTCCAAAATTTGTAATGTTTCTGAACCAATTTTGATGCTACTTCCTACTGACACTGCCTCAGAAGGTAATTGTGTCACATATATTTCAGTAGATAATCCTACAGTAGATGCTGGAATGTCCTTTAATACATTTGAATATTGTGATGTAATTCCTATTTTATATGATCCATTTAAATTTGATAAATCTGTTGAAAATCCGGAAATTATGACATAATCATTATCTACCAAGTTATGATTTGGTAAGATTGAAACTTTTATTTGATTACTATCAACCCAATTGAAAATAGCATTTTCATAACTTTCTACTGTAGTATCTACTTTTACAATATCCTTCCCCTTTAATGAGGATACTTTTGCAATTAATCCTCCACCATCAGTTCCAGTATCATCAAATTGTAATATATCATTTACTTTATAATCTGATCCCGAATTTAGAATATCAATCGAATTAACATATCCATCGGATACAGATTCTATAATTGTCTTTTGATTTAAAATTTCGTCAGATTCTACTAGGAAATCGTAATCTGCATATCGATCAGAAATTTTATATGGGAAAGTATTTCTTAATAAGGTTGAATTATTAAAGTCATAATTTTGACTAATATTCAAGTTTTCTTTAATTATATTTGATCTATAAGTATTTCCAATAAAATAAGGAAATATTGATTTAAAAGTTCCCTCAGCAATTGGTGCAAAGTATGCATAAACACCATTTGGAAATTCTGGAGTTTTTCCAAATCTTCCATTATTTTGATCCAAATCCCCAGAATTCGTATATCGGTAGTCTTCTACAAAAAATCCATCAGAAAATCCTATAGGTCTATTGAATATATTGGAAGTATTCAATTCATATCCAGAAGTTAATAATTTTTGTTGCGTATTGGGATCTTCTTTATCAGTATACCCATATGCACCATATACTGGATTACCATCATATGCCCATCCAATTATCGGGGAATGTTGCGTACCATCATCATTCAGAGACAATCTTAGAGTATTGTAATATCCACAAATTGAATATTGCAATTTATTATCAGATTCAATTAATAATTCATCTCCAAATCTTTCAACATTATTTACTCTTAAGGCTCTAACTGTTGAGTCAAAAATTGCGTTTAATCCTGCAGGTACAACTTTAACAGTAGTTGATGAACTAGAGTAACCAATTCCAGGATTTATAATACTTACTGATCTAATTTTATTGTCAATTACAATTGCTCTAAGTTCTGCTCCAGATCCAGATCCACTAAAATCTTCCACAATTAAATCTGGAATTGAATAATACTCATATCCTCCGTATTTTACATTTACTGCAGAAATTGATCCATTTATAATAACTGGACTTATTTGAGACTCTTTTCCGGTCTTTATTTTTATAATAGGTTTTTTATGAAGATTTAATATTGACGATCCATATCCCGTCCCACTCTCATATAGGTATGCATCAATAATACTCCCTCTAACTACTGGAGTTGCAGTAATAGATTGTATAGAATCTTCAATTCCTACTGGAGAATATTGTATAGAAACTGAAATTTTTGGATAATTGAAATACTGATATCCAGATCCAATAGAAGAAAATTTTATATAATTTTTTCTAATGTAATTAGTTCTATTTGTACCCGCAATTCCAGCATCACATAATCTGAAAGAATTATTATCAAATTTTAAAATATAATATTGATTTGTGGTTGAAATTCCGGATATTGTCGATGTTTGATAATTATATACAACTAGTTCTCCATCATTAAATCCATGATTATTGAAACTAATGGTATGATTAATTGTAGATATTCCCGTTGGATTTACAATTAATTTTCTATTTGTATATCCACTTCCACCACTAATTACTTTAACTTCTGAAAGAGTGTTTTTATTTGATATGGTTATAAACTTATGAATACCTGAAGTATTTGTTGTGGTAAATCCAACAGTATTAATTCCTGAAGAATAATCTGAAAAAGTTGAGTATAATCTTATTGTACTACTGTTATCAACTTTTGCATAATAAGTAGCATTATTTGTTAAAGTTTTATTTTGATCTTGATTTGATCCCAAATATGTTCCTATTCCCAAAGGCAAATTTCCATTTGAATTATAAATTATTGGATCACCACTTGTAAAATTGTGATTGGTTAAAAATTGAATTGTATCATTTGAAATATTAATACCTTTAGTCATTCTGGCATCGAAATAAACTTCTCGTGCTCTCTTTTTAATTATTGGTTCTAGATTAGTTCCTCCACCATTTCCACCAGTTACATCAATTGAAATTATTTTACCAATGTCAAAATCCTGGCTATCAATATAAACTCTATCAATGCTTCCACTGATTACTGGTTGAACTAATGCAGTTATTCCCTCTCCAGAAGATACAGTAACTAATGGTGGATTGATAACATCATATTTATTTCCACCATTCAATACACTAACCGATTCTAATGGACCATAGTAAATCTTATTATCGGATTTATAATTCTTAATCTCAACACCATTAATTAACATTCCAATCGACCCAGGAATCGTCACCTCACTACCACCATTTTTAATATTTGGATTTAATGGATATTTTTTGAGAAGTTTTTGAGCAGATATTTCTGATGACTTTTGAGAATACAATACCAATTCATGTGTTTCGGATGTGAAATTGACATTAGCAAAAGTTACATTTTGATTTCCACCAACAAATGCTTTTGATCCATATAATCTTATCTTATTTCCTGGCGACAATACTTGAACATAATAACTCCCAGTTTCCAGATCCAAAGTAGAATTTTCTGGGGGAGAGTAATAAACTCTATCACCATTTATGAATGGTACAGTATCATTGAATAATAATGTAGAATATCTTCCACTAGAAATCTGATCACTCAATCCACTAACATTAACAGTATTAATGTTTTTCGTTATCTGATATGTATAGGGAATTGTTAATCCATTATTATTTGATGGTAATGAATTTGATGCAACATACATATACTCATCATTTTGATTATATACATTTTGTATATCAGAAATAATTGCATTATTTCCAAATTCAATAGGAACTACTGAACTGCTTGCCTTATTAATCTTTCTTCTTAAATCATATTCTTCCTTATCATTTACAACAAATCCAGAAAGATTATTTAAATTGACTTGTGTATCAGAAACAATTACTGAAACATAAGGCAAATTTAATGGATTTGAAAGTATATTATTAGTACCTCTTTCAACAATTTCTACTTGATCTCCGACTTTTAAACTGGACTTATCAATTGAACTACTTAATACGAATGCAGATCCATTTATGCTAGTTACTTTATATCTAGAACTTGTATTGTATATCCAGGAATTTGCAAAAATTTGTTTATATGATTTATTTTCTGATGGATTTTTAATAATTTCGCCAAGATTTTTGACATAAATTTCATCACCCTCACTAACAGTTAAAGATTCTGAAATTTGTTTAAATTTGGATAATACTCCCGTCAACCGAAATTCTACCTTTTTAGTAACATTAGTAACATCACCATCCTCATACCCATAATAAATCTCATCAGATCTTATATCAGCACTCAATGAAATTGCATATTTAATTCCACTGCAACCAAAAAATTGATTAATACTTTTACTTGTATATGAAATTACATTATTTCCAGAAAAAAGAGTTCCAGATTTTGGAAATCCTATTGTAGAATCTACACTGATTATGGAAGATCCAATTTGAACATCTTCCAAACATTTTGTATTTGGTGTAATTGTAAAATTACCTTCTACCGCAGAAAATTCATTATATCCAACAAAAAGTGAAATTTTAAAATATTGCTTATTTTTTCTAGTAAATGTTTCTACTTCGGATACTGATGCACTAGTAATGGTATCTGTAGATTTTTTAATAGTCTGTCCAACTAATTTTGTAGGATCTCCAGAAATTCTTTCTGCCACCACAACCTCTCTTCTTATAAAATCTGCGGAGGATGGTTTAATTAGAAATTCTTCTAAATTTACTACTTTTGGTGTTACTCCATAGAGAACATTGAATAAAATTCTAAAAGATTCATCAGTACCTTTAGATTGATAAAATGATCTTGCATTTTTTATAAAGTTTCCAACATTTAAATCAGAAACAAAATCATTATTCTCCAATCCTGGAGTTAATGATGATTTTAACTTTTTATAAAATTCCTTTAAAAATAGTGAACTTAAATTTTCTACTGAAGTATTTTTGGTATGTGATACCTTCTCAGACTCAGAAAATACTAATTCTTCATAATTTAAATCTTGATGATAATTAGTAACCCCACTAAATCCACGAATACATCCGGTAAATGTATTTGTTGTTATTCCGGTATAGGTAATAATTTCGTCATCAATTTTAATTAAACCATATTTTTGAGGAAATCCCTTTGTACTTGTTACTGTAATAATTCCTGCATTAGAATCAATATTAGTAGTAAGTCCAACTTTACCTATAATAACTTCTGGAGTAAGATTGTCAAGTTTTAAGTACTGATCTAGATTCTCAGCAATATCTACAGGTCCTCCCTGATATTCCTGAGAAATATAATATTGCTTTAAAAATTCTGCCGTATTAGGGCTCTCATCCAGTATAAATTCTGGAAGTTGATTTTGAATTATTTGTTGTACTTTAACTCTAGATTCAAACCCAGTCCCTACCATATTATGCTCGTATCAGATTACTATTTGGATAACTTGACGTATAGAAATCTCTAGAAAATACTGTTCCAGATATTTCATCGCCAGAAGCAACTACGTCTCTAACCATATTTATTGAACTTTTTGAAGTATTAAAAACTAAATATAAATCTTTCAATCCAATCACATCATTTGATTCGGGAAATGCTTGAATTTCAATAATCTCGTTTGATAAACTTGTTGAAACAATCTTAACAGTACCTAACTTAATTTCACCTTTCGTATAATCTATAGTACCTGCAGATTTTACAACAACCTGAACTTTACCTTCAATTGTGGTTGGTTTAACAATTGATAATATTCCAGTCAAATTATCGGGATTAGGAATATCAGTTAGATACACAGTATCCACTTCGGTAGAAATTTTAAATCCAGTGGACTTTATATTATATCCTTCAGGATTGACATGAAATTTATTTCCAAAACATATTTCATATTGAGCAAATTGATTTGTTATTGCCTTAAGATCTCTTCTTATTCTAACTTTAGTAATATTTGATGTTATTGCACTATCAGTATTATCAATGATTTGAAGTACTTTACTATATTTAAATCTTCCTCCAAATTTATTGAAGTCTAATGATTCTGAATATTTTGTCAAAGAGTTTGATACTTTACTCTTTAAATCCTCAATTGAAGATATCTGCGATGTATTGTAATAAATTGAAGAATCGACTTCAACATATAGTATCTTGAGATCAATTATTTTTTGATTGATTCCAGAAATGCTATATTGCTTTAGTTTACTTTTAATCAATTCTTTATTAAAATCTGACACATAAGTTCCATTTTTAGGTTTAATGCTAATAATGACATTACCAAATTCTGGTGGATCTAATTCTTCTCCACCAATAATTGCAACAGACTCGGTATCTGGATATATTTTTTTGATAATTACTTCATAATCTCTTGCAGTTACTGCTCTGTACTGTGCAGAATAAATTCTTGGTGCAAAATATTTGATTGAAGTAATATCCTCAATTTCTGCACCATTTTGAGAAGACTGATTTGTTGTAACAGTTACTGTTCCCAATGATACTGGTTGACCTGAGGATGATCTTGAATTTCCTTGAAAAGAAAAGTTTGAACACCCATTTCCTTCGGAACCATTAGTTACAATATAATGAACTGTTACAACTGCATTATTCTCCAATTTTTTGCCAAATCTTCCATCACCAAAGAGAAGTTCATACTTCTCATCTTGAACTTCTTGTATTAGATAGATTTCGGACGTTGAATTAATATTCAGAATATTTTCGACCAAAGAATATTCTAAACCAAGTCCACTATCATTGATACCTTTAACATAAACTGAAATTGTGGATGTATCAATATTCGTATTATCCAAAAGAAATCTTTGATCCAAAGATCCATCAACTACAAATTGTTTTGTTAGAAATGTTCCTTGATAAATTTCAATATTATTAAATTTTACAATACCGTCTACTACTGGACGAGTAATGTTATCTGGTACTGAAAACGTATATGATGTATTATCTGCAGTTCCTACACAAACTAAACCTGCATTTAAAGTAATTGTTGGTGTGGATAATTCTGAAGAAACTAAACCACTGAATGATATAATAGCCTTCGAAGAAGTTCTAGAACGTGGAACATATCCAATATTTCTTGCAAGTGAAACTACATTCTCTCTCAGAGTTGCAGAATCCAGAAAGGATTCATTTACAACCATATTCGAATTAAATGCAGTAATATAAGTGTTATATGCTAACGTATCTAATAGTACTGAAAAATTAGATCCCTCAAAGTCAAAATCCGTGAATGTAGAGTTAGCACGGAGATAATCTTTGATGGATGTCTTTATCTGATCAAAATCTAGATTGGTAAATTTAGTAAAAGGCATTTTATCTGGTTGCCTCTAATAAGAATGTGAATTGCTGTGTTGGAATCTCTTGCCCAATAATATCAAATATAACGGTAACTTCAAATGCATTATCATCTGGTTTAGGATTTACGGACACCTTAACATTATTGACTCTTGGTTCATAGTTTGTAATTGTGGTTTTAATTTGATTCTGCACAATAGATGCAGTACCATAATCCACAAATTCAAATAAACTAGAGCGAATATCAGATCCAATAAGAGAATTAAAAAATCTTTCTGTTGGAATTGTTTCTACCAGATTTCGAATTGATCTGATAATCGCTCTTTCATTTTTAAGTATAGGTAGATCCTTTGTCACCGGATGAGGTACAAAGGATAGACTAATATCTTTAAATGATCTAGATATCCTTTGTACTACCATTCGGGAATAAAATTTCTATATTTTATTTATGCTCATTTCCAGGAAGAACCATAGGATGGTTCTGTACCATATTCCCAATCATCATAGTCCTCATCATTGCGAATTTTTTCATGCAATTCCTGTTGCTCTTTCAAATATTTCTTTCTTGATGGAATTTCATCGTGCATGATTTCTTGAATGGTCTTTGGTTTTTCATAATCAGTAACCAATCTAGTGGTTCCCCACATCTTTCTCATGTAATCTGAATCTCTATCTACCGGTAAATTTGACATTTTAGCTCCTGTTTTTTGTAAAAACAGAACTTTTATGAAGGAGGTTGCTATCTCCTAATCATATTTAACGATTTACTTCGCGCAAAGAATAGGTAGTTGACTTTAAGTATTTTAATAGTTCTAGTGCAATAAACTTTGGATTACCTTCACCACAGGTATAAACATCTATTGCCACACAACCCTCTTCCGGCCAAGTATGGCACGACACATGACTTTCGGAAAGAGCGATTACAATGGTACATCCTTGGGGAACAAAACAATGCCTAAAAATATTTAAGATTGTCATTCCAGCAAATTGAATTCCATCAACCATTACTTTTTCAAGAGCAATTGCATCATTGATAAGATCGGAGTTAACTTCGTACACCTCTAATAGAAGATGTCTGCCCATTGAAAATTTTTCCAATTCTGTGGTGACAAATAACTGAGTATTTATTGCATAAAAAAGCGGGCCTCTGCCCGCCTTGGTTATATTCTATTTTCCTTGTCCTCTGGATTTCTTCTTAGCTTTATTACGAGACGTAGCGGAGTATTTCGTATGATCCCCGTTTCCTTGAAGGGATTTCTTTGGGATTGATTGAATATCACTATGAGACTTAGCCATTTTCAGTTACCTCAGTTTCTTCAAAAATTTCAGTTTCAATTTCATTTGGATTTGGAGAACCTGTCTGATAGAAATCATCTGCCAGGTCCTCCATAATATTGAAGTATTGTTCCTCTGTAAGATTTGTGTAAATCTTACTTTTATTAATGAGGATATGATACTTCGTGGTCATCAGATCACCCGAGTCTTTTCGTGTCCAACGCGAATGCGAGGATCACACCAGATCTCAAATCCTGCTTCCTTTGCATCGAGACAGAATGAAACATCTTCCCCACACATATCTTGCACATCTCCTGAGTCGAATACTTGCATCTTGGGCGCGAACCAAGGATACTTCATCTCAGAGTGCTCGAATACGCCGTTCTTAATCAGAACCCATCCAAAACCCGTATAATCTACGGTGAAGGGCTTACGACGCTTGGAGATACTTTCTACGGTCTCATGATTCATGACTCCCCCATTGTTGCGGAAATCATCTTCTTCCAACCAGTGCGCGACGGATGTAGTTACACCATCTTCGGTTGCATACCACCCGGCGGCGATATCTTTGTTCATGAGAATCAACTGCCAGAACTTCTCAGTATTGAAGACAATATCCGAGTCGATCCAAAGTTGCCAATCATAATTTAGTTTACCGTCCCAGGGAATTTGATCAGGGCCTCTGAGAACATTTGCCCCAAGACACTTGCATCGGGCAAAGTTGACCATTGATGAATAATCTTGAGAGATTTGAATACTTGCACCTGCTTGTACAAGATCAAAACAGAGTTGTACAAAACTCTTCAGGTAAGTATAAGAAACTCCACGACCTGGAAGGCAAAATACAACTGACTTTCCCCTTACTAGTTCCTTGGCGAGATTATAATCCCACTCTTCTGTGCTATTTCCGGCAACTGGTGCCTTTGCTTTTACTGTAAATCCACGAGCCATTTTAATTAATTCTCTAATAAATGCGTATAAGTTTTGTTGTTTACGATGTGAGAAATTGTGGAGCGATGAACTTTATACATCTTTCCAAGTTTAATAGTTGTATAATTTTTGCTCTTATACAACTTCCTAATTACAATTACATCAGCATCTTTGAGTTTAGATGATCCATTACTTTCACCTTTTTGGTATCCAGTATAACATCTTCCCTTATTGACTTTATCTCTTACATTATCTAAGTTTGTTCCTGCAAGTAAGTGTAATGGATTTACACAAGAAGGATTATCACATTTGTGAAGGCAATGTAATGATTTTAATGGTTCTGCATAATGAATTTCATACAGTAAACGATGAACTTTAAATAATTTTTTATTATGTGAAATTATTCCATAACCATTTTTATCTTTTGTTCCATTCCATATCCAACAATGATTTTCATTGAGAATATCTTGAAGATTTTTATTAATTCGTTCAATCAACTCCATTAAATTTCAAGTGATTACTAAAGTATCATACCTCATTATATATGAATTGTCAATCTGCGCGTTCGGTGAGGATAACATCATTTCCTTCGACTTTAAAACTAATTTCAGTATCTTCGTACCATGAGAGTTCATTGGCGATACTCTCCGGAATTATGAGGTAATAGTCGCCACTGATTGGATCGACCTGTACGGACTCAAAAATTTCCCCGGAATTTTTTTTCATCTTTTTGTATTTAAATTTGCTATTTCAATTTATATATTATTTTTGATTTTTGTGTGGGTCTGGGAGAATTTTTATGGGGCGCGGAATTTTTATAGAGAGTGATATATCGAGGTCGATCTGGGTCGTTTATAGATTGGGAAGGTTCCTTGGGCTTAAACCGCCCATGGCACGGCGGGGCGCCATCCCGCCGACCCATAAGGACTGCAAATACGAACGAATGGACCGATCAGATATACTGATCAATCACGAATAGGGGCGCAATCTAATAAGAACTGCGCCCCCACTAACTAACAACAATTATACAAAACTTGCCGGGGATCCGCATGATTTATAGAAGCGAATCATGCGCTCTGCTTCACATTTTGTGGCGAACGATTGCAGGCGCCAACCTCCACCGTAGGGAGCAAAGTAGCGGATAGTGAACATTAGTTTAGGTGCAATGGGTTTGTAAGAATGAAGGGGGGAGATTGTCTCCCCCTAAGTGTAACTCAGACTCCTAATTCTCCGAGTCTAAGTGTAATCTTGTGGCAGGCAATCCGCTTGCCATTCAACTTAAAATCAGAGCGTAACTTGCCTTTCTGCGTTACACTAACTCGGCAACCGATTATGACATCGTGCGGCGGATTGCCCTCGCCAGCATAACCCTGGCAGTGATATTCTGCCTCACCGATAGGATCAACGTCCCGCTTAAGTTTAGAATCTAGGACGTTAAGTGCAAACTGTTCAACGTCACGAATTCTCTGAAAGTTTTGGTCGAAAGTAGAAAGCATGGGAAGAAAGTGTGGGTGGTTTGAGTGAATGAAGGGGGGAGATTGTCTCCCCCTAAGTGTAGATCAGAAACCTAATCGTTCTGAAAGGTATTGCTCAACTGCATCAGGATCGAGCGGTTGATTTACACTGTGACCGGCAAATCGCATCGCCCTCAATGTAGCAGTTTCAATAGATTCGATGACATTTGATACTTCAATCGTCACACCTTTGGCGATATTAGTTGCCATAACGATGTAACCGCCGTTTGGATTAACCATAACGGAAGAAAAGTTGCGACCTTGATTGTAAAGAAACATGATAATAAGTGCAATGGGTTAGGGTGAAATAGGGGGCGAAAGATCGCCCCCTTGATTGTCAGCGAACTTGAATGAAGTTCGTGACGCTGGAGATTGTAAACTCTCCAAGAGTTTCTAATTTCTTTTTCTCTGCTTTAATTTGTAACTCTGCTGCTGCAATTTCAGCGCCAAAGTCTTTATTTTGGCGATGGCAGAGTACAACTTTTTTTCTCTTAATGACAATCTCACTAAGATTCTCAGCGATCATTTGCTGCATTAAATCCACTTTAAGAGCAGCAAATTGCTCAGAAAGTTTCTTAATCTTGGCGTCAAGTTCGACAACCTTGGAAGCGTTTTGCAGATCCATTGTGAAAAGAACTGAAAGGACAGAGTGTAAACTAAACTAAACCTAGAATTTATGTAAATAAATGACCGGCGCAACGGTAGACCCGCCCGACCCGCTGCTAGCGATGCCTCCGGCACCGCTCCGATCATTTATTAGGTTTTCTAGGTTCGAACCTAGATTAGGCGGCAATGCCGAATCGGTCAACCGGTAAACTGTATCGCCTTGATACAAAAATCGAAACTTATTAGATAAGATATTCTGATCGATCACATCTTGACAGATCGGCACCCGCTACTGTACCCTCCCGGATCCCACTAAGTAATAAGAATTAGACAGCACTAAGTATAAAGAATTAAACAGCACTGATTAAATCTAATTAAACAGCACTAAGTATAAAGAATTAAACAGCACTAAGTATAAAGAATTAGACAGGACTGAATGTAAAGAATAAACCACACCACTGACAATAACTTACATTCAATCCTGTGTAATTCTTAATACTCAGGATTAAGTATAAAGAATTAAGAACTACTATTGATTCATTCTTAATTCTTTATACTTTATAATTCATACTTCATCCGGATTCATTATACAATGTATGTGCATCTTACTAATAATATTGTGACATACATCTATAATGTCATCATCATCTATACACTGAATATGCATACGTAGCGCATCATATATGGCGTCTAGTTCGCGTGAATTAAGCGCTTGAATGTTCATTGTGTGAATGTGTTCGAGATGTTAATGTGTGAAATGTGTGCGCATCTCGACGAGATTGTATGGGCGCAATCTAGTCGAGATTTTAATACTTTACAGCATCTCAATTAGGTGCATTAGTGTAGTGATCTGAACTGGAGTCTGCCAATTGAAGACATCATCAAGCATATTGCCATTGGAGCGCATCACAGCAACCTCAAAAGTGTCGTGCTCAATATCACCGTAGAGTCCCGAATCCTTCGGACCAGATACAACTGAAATAGTCCAATTGTTACGGAAAGTATATTCTGCCCTAGTGGCGCCTCTGATCGGGTGATTGTAGAAGGTGAGATCGGAGAAATTCATCGGTCGGGTCAGTGGTGGGGACTTCTAAATTGTAGCACGGATGGGGGGCAATGGTGCCCCCCGGTTGAAATTAATATCCTAACCAGACTAAAAATTCGCCGGTATCCACTCCCCCAAAGGATGCAGTAGTACCGTAATCGGTCCGGAAATCATCCCAAAGACCGTGCTCCTTTGCCGCCTGACAAGCAGTGGACCACTGTATGGTGCCATTGTCGGGGTTGGTGCAGTTCCAAAGGATCTGAGGAAAGGTGGTGCTCATGGTGCCAATGGTGGGGGACTTGAGAATCATAGCATGGAATTAGGTCACCCCCACACAATACCCTTAACATCCTTACAGTGGGCATGAGCACTCATGCCCGCGATGGTGGCAGCGCTCATGCCATCATAGTGAAAATAATCACCTTCACTATGTGAGTGTGTCTGTTCACCCGTGCTAGTGTTGGTGCTGACCCAGACCCGCTGACGGGTCTTAAGATCGGATGCCTGAGAGAGTAGTGCCATTGGTGTCTGGTGTGGTGGACTCCCATACAATACCACCGGGGAACCAGTTAAGTCTGCCGACCTTGTGCCAATTTTTTGAGTGTCCACTGCTGGGGTTTTATGGGCATCGCGGGCCTGTAGAATATGGGGACAATCAGCACCAACACCGGCAGGGTCGCCGGTTGACCAACTATCGCCACCGCCCCTGCCATAAAATAATTGTTACAAGTAAGTATAAAAAAAGGGGGCAGATGTTGCCCCCCTTAAGTATACTCAACCGATGATAGATTTAAGTTGATTGTATACACTCTGCTTGCTTCCTTTTAGGTTATACTCCTTTTTAGCGATAGAGTATGCTGACGGTCCACTTTTTTTCATACCCAGGCACTCTAACTTAAGTGCCCCCAATAACACTTTAGCGCGGAAGGAATTGATCGCTTCGCCAGTCAATACGGTTGCCATTGGTGCCGGTGGTGGTTGACTCCCATACAATACCACCGGGAAACCAGTTAAGTCCAGCGCCATTGTGCCACTGTGCAGACTGTCCACTGCTGGGGTTTTATGGGTTGACAAGGGGTCCGGGTCCCGTGCTAGATTAGAGGCAGACCCTATTTTAGGTGGGGATAAAATATAAAAAAAGGGGGAGGATTGCCCCCCCTTAAATGTTATCAACCTACGATCTGGTTGACTGTCTTTTTAGCGGTGCCATGTGCGGGGAACGCTACAATGAACTTGCGGTCCGCTACTTGACACAAACCGCAAGTTGCACAGGTTACCTTACCTGGGAAAAGTGCAGCGGGGCAGGTGATAACTTTCCGACCGGATTCTGTTGTATAGAATCGGTCAGTTTTTTCAGAGTGAACAACTGCCGTGGCGGGTAGGTTATACTCAGTCATCACACGGTCAGCATCTTCAATAGATTCGGTGCTAACGTTAACCGTGAACCCCATAGAGTTTGCATTCTCTAAGCACACGCGGTTGTGATCATTTAGCGTGTGGTGTGTGTAAGTGTAACCCTTACGCCCACGGTTAGCATCAATCAGTTGGCGCAGTTTGAGATAATCAATCTCACCATTATTGTGGGGAAGATCACCCGCGACATTGTGGCGCCATAGTTGACCCTTGGAAAGTTTGCGAATCAGTGTAACAAACTCCTCCCAAACTACACCGCGCTCAGTATTAGAAACTTTGCGCCAGTGTATAACCTGGTGACCATACTTTGCATAGCAACCCTTATTAATAAAGGGACAAGATGGAGCGCAGGATGATTGCTCACTTATGGAAGTTGGGATAACACCGGTTTTAGAGTTTCCGGATGCGATGGTGAGAGCGACTTGCATGGGTCGGTGCCGGTGGTGGTGGTTGACTCCTAAAGAATAGCACGGAAGGGGGGCGTTGCCACCCCCCGACTGATCAGTGTTGCTTATGCAACCCAGAGTTTCTCAGCAATCATACGCTCTACCATAGATTTGGCAAATTCGCCACAATCTTCACACTCTGTAACAGCGGCAATTTTATACTTAAGACCGCCTTTGTTAACCTTGAAAGTATAACGCCAGATTGCGCTAGTAGTTAACAACAACTGGCGGCGCTTTGCCCATCCTTTAGTAGGAGCATCTACAAGGTCGTGGTATAGACGAATCATGGCGCGGTAGTCATTACCTTGGTGGCGCAACTTGTTGAGTTCCGATACAAACAACTTGCCACCCTTAATGTGTGACTCAAGCGTTGCACCAAAAAACTCAACAAACTTGATAGACTTCTCCTCCTGAGTAATAGTGACAGGAGCAACTTTTTGCCCCATTACATCAGAAAAATTGCCAATAATTAGAGCAATTTGTGACGCTGTACCTTCGACAGTGTTACCGTTGATAACAACTTGCATGGTGGCGTTCGTCATTTGTCTGGTGGTGGTGGTCGGCGTCAGTGGTGCGCCGTTGAATGAATGATGCCACGTCCGAACGGGTCAGATCCAGCGCCATTGTGCCACTGTGCAGACTGTCCTAAGGGTGGCGATTCTGTCCTAGTTTGCTGTATCCTAAGGGGACAACCAGCACCAACGGGAGAAGGGTATCTCTACTGAACAATCCATCGCCACGGAACCTGCTTACTTATAAATATCTAAAAAAACCTATCATATAACGCTACTGTTATAATGAAATGTAATAATTAAAAAAAGTGGATCAGGCACCACCCCGATCCACAAGAACCACTCACCTATGCTAAGATTATCTGTTCTCGTTCGCGCAGGGTGACTTTAACATTGAGCGACGGCAAACCCCTTCCGTCTTTGTCTTATAATTCTACCATCCAATGTGCGTCTGTGTCAAGTGTTGCCCAGAAGTGATTACGTCCATTTGCAGATGTAAGAAACACACGATCACCTATGTGTTGCTCGATGATACATGTGCCATCACACTGCATAAGATTGGCGAAGCGATTCTTTGCTTTACGCGAGATAGGTGTGACTGTTGCGGTACTCATGATCTCGATGCGTTTTGTATGTGTGCAATCTAGTTTAGATTGTGTGTCTCGTCGAGATCTGTGGGCCGGTTGTGTAACTGGTACATGATCTCGACGAGATTGTCTAGACTAGATTTTATTCTCCCAACAGTTCTGGATAATAGTCTGTAACCTCTGTAATCAATTCTTCATCAGTGTAGGATGCAAGATTGTCCTTCAGAGTGTCATAAACCAGACACTCCATTGTTTTATAATCCATGCCCTCAATGAGTTGCTGGATGTAATCTTCGGTGACTTGTGCTCGGTCGAATGTCATTAGTTGTCTCCGAAGTTGTTGGTAAGAAAGTCGTCAAGTTCAGTCAGGTCAGTATCACTCAACCGAGTAATGTACTCGGTGATTACTGTTGCCAATAGGTCGGGATCTTTGAGGCAGGATTCATACAATAACTCTTCACGTTCAGAGTTGAAGTTTGGTGCTACGCTGTAAGTCATTAGTGAGTGTTGAGAACGTGAACGAAATCCAGAGAACAGACACACCAACCGGCATAATCTGTCACCTCTTCAACTATAACATCTGCTATCTCATCATCATCATTTGGATTGAGAACTTCCACTTCAAAGACATTACCAAGCACATCATCCAGAACTGCTTGTTGTTCTTCGGGTCCGAAGTCTAAGTCATCAAAATCAAACTGAACTTCAGTAACTTGGAGAGTGAGGGTTGCCATCATCAATTAGAGGGAAAGTTAGCACAAACAGAATCACACAGAGTTTTTATCAATTCATTCTGTGTATTAACGTATTCATCACCCCAGGTATCCCAAAACAACGATTCAACGATACATTCAATGTCGCTCATAAGTTGTTCACGAGCACTCAACATTTCAAGTTTGGGATTCATTTCCTTAGGGGAGAATTGAAGTAACGAGTGAAGCATAGCACCAGGATGATGCCGGTGGAGATGACACCGACCAGTCCTAGAACTGTCACAGCGTCGCCAGTGAAAGTGTAAGTGTCAGGCATATTCTTTAATAAAATCCTCGATACAATCGAATGCTTTTTCTAAAATGTAATCAGTTTCGTCCAAATCATTAAGGACTTTGTTAGTAATTTTTGCATCACAATGGACCTCATTACCATCATCATCCATCTCAAATACATCCTCCTTAGTGAAGATGAACGCAGCACAAGATGCGTCTGGACCTTGTTGTTCAATGAGACGCTCTACGGTCTCTTTGAGTTGTTGTAGTGTGCGGTTCATGAATCTTCGTAGAGTGAGTGGATTTTGTTGCGGATTGCATAGACATCATCTGGATTGAATTCATCATCATCCAGAGCATTACCTACGAAGTTGTAGATAAGATCCCACTGTTGCTCAGTGAAGAAGTCTTTGATGCTGGTGATAGTTTCCATCAGAAGTCGAAGTTAGAGTTGAGTTTAGATTCAAAGGATTGCTCTAGTTGCTCATCAGGATCATAAAACTTGCTACGATCAAAGTCTTCAGGGATGTCGAAGATTTCACCAGGAGCATCAGCGATTTCGGACCAGAGAGTGTCTTCCATGTGGTTTAGGTGTGTGTGGTTGACTTGTCTAGTATAAGGGCACTGGAGGCGATCCTAGTGCCCTCTTGTGCCAGTTCAGAAAGTGGTCAAGCAAACATCTTGATATACTGTTTCAGAATGTTTCTGATGTCATCAGTGCTGATACACTTTCTATCCTTAGTGTAAAATTCTACGTTCACATCCACACCAGAACGACTATCAACCGATGCGGATTTAATTTCAGCAAACTCCGAAGTCATAACAGGCAGGAATTGGTCAATCAACCAATCATAGACTTCACTGTTACCATTAGATTCTTCAGTGTCACATTCAATCAGAATGTTGCTGCCGACTTGACGAACATACTCACCGAACTCTATGTCAACCTTACCATCAATTTCACCATACTCTTCAAACAGGAAGTTTTCTTCTTTCACGCAACGCTCAGAGAGTGCATCCAGATAAGATAGCAAATTGAAATCATCCACCACAGTCAGAGTAGCAGTGGAAACAAATTGGGTGAAGGACATGAGAGGTGTCGGGTTGGTTGATGTGTGTGTGGTTGACTTGTCTAGTATAAGGGCACTGGAGGCGATCCTAGTGCCCTCTTGTGCCAGTTCCTATGCTGTCACATAGTTGGGGATTTCGACACGATCCACTGGACCTTTCCAGTTGATCTTGTATGCTTTCCAGTTATCATTGAGATCAAACAGGTAAGCATACTCTTCCCCACCAAGATCACCAGAGACAAACTTATCGAAACTGGTGTGCTCTACGTTAATATCCTCACCACGCTCTGTGTGATACAGTGGTTGAGGTTCACGATCATTCTCAGACATGATATTACCCTCACAATCTGTAATATACTCTCCACGTTCATCACGCAGAGAAGTATTTGATTCCCATGTGTTGCGAGTCCGAAGACATGACATCGAACCGCCATCAATCAATTCTTGCACATCATCCCGGTTCTGATAGTGTTCTACCAGGATTTTGCCGTTGTGCTCTACATAACCATCCCAGTGGCAGTAGACACTAACCACAGAATGGTTAGTAAGTTCATAACCGATGCGTGAGCGAGTTCCCATGATGTGGTGGGGGTGTGGTGAACGAGTTCAGTATGACATGGATTGGGGGATTTTGCAACCCCCCAGTGGACAGTTTAGTAACCGTCCATCGCATCTTCCAGTGCAGTCACAAGACCATCGAAGTCTTCTGATGCAGGAAGAACACTGGTCAGAGTATGCACCAGATCCTTGCCATACTCATCGGCAAGTTCCTTCAGGTACTCCTTGCGGTTGGCGTAACCGTTCTCAGTGTAGATGCTCATGGTGTGTTCAGGTGGTGTGTGTTGAACGAGTTCAGTATGGCACGGGGTCACGGTGTTGCGCAACCCCCATTGTGCCAGTTGTCAGAGTGTCCTACCAGTTTGCTCAACCTCATGGCGAATCATCCCAATTACCCACAGAGAATTCTCCTCCTCAGACAGACCAGGGAAGTTGTCCCCATAGGTTTTGAGAATCATAGCAATGGTGTCAAGAGCACTGTAGTCAGATCGGTTGATCAGTTCCATGTGGTTTGTGTAAGTGGTAGGTGGTCTCTCAACCACGAACACAACATAAGGCATCAGAACCAGATAGGTCAATAGGTAGTGGACAGTCTCATAATTGGCACAGAACCTGTGGAAAACTTTTTTTCCACAGGCAATAGACCTAGTAGATAGCAAACAACCTGTGGAAAAAAAGTTTTCCACAGGCAGTTCTTAGAGTGTCACACTAGAACAGATCAACATAATCCTTTGTGCTAACATGCACTTCCTCATCCCCCTGCAGGTCTAGCATGTCTCTCCAGTCCATATCCTCCACATTCAGATCATCATAACACATGATATCTAATGTGACACGTACCATACGCTTCTGTGCTAACATGTGATTCTCGTGCATTGTGTACTAGATCATATCATGCATAATGCTTATATGCAAGCACTTCATAATCATGCCCGTCTCGTGCATAATCCTCATCGAGATCCTGTGCATAATCACCAAGATCTCGCCCATAATCATTGTCCGTGTAGTCGAATTCGTAGTCGTCGTACATAACTCGTCGAGATCCTTGTGCTTACTGTGTGATTATAGCATGATTCTCGACGAGATGCAAGTATGATGCCTGATCTCGTCGAGAATCATGATAGGTATATATGCAATCTAGTCGAGATTTATGTGCTTTTGCATGATTCTCGACGAGATCTCATAAGAAATCGTAATATAATGAAGCATAAGGAGATCTTATGGGTCTTTTGGGCGTTTGCGGGGGGTGGGGGCTTGACAAACTGCGCGTCTTATGCTAAACTGCCTTAACTTGCATAAAGAACTGACCACTTATAAGGCATTGAAGAGCATTATAAGGTATTATAAGATACAAAATACAATAGTTTTCCACAGTTTTTCCACAACTAAACAAAATAGCACTATATGTTTTTTAATACATTTATTTAATTAACATTAATTTAACAAAAGTAACAATAATCATGAGTCGTATTACTAAAAGACCACAAAACATGTGTTATAACTGTGGTAGTCGAAGTACTGGTATTGATCTAGGTGGTATCGTATTACTTGTGATACTGGTGATAGTTCTATTCCTAATTCTTCATTGAAATCAGTTTTAATCTCTCATCTCCCAATTATCATCCTCATCTCTATCCCATTCAATATAATCCTTTGCCTTTCTTGGATCTAATGGTTTAAGTCTTGTTTTTCCTGTTGCCTTTTGTTTTGGTGATGGTTCTCTTCCTACTTGAGCAAACTGATCTCCTTCATTATCTGTTTCTCCAAAACCTGCTCTCTTATACAATTCTGCTCTACGATTCACTGGTTTAGCATTACCTCTATCATCATATGAAGTAGCAGGAGTATTATGAACGATTGAGTTATTTGGTAATCTTGGGGAAACATGTTGATCCCAAACTTTCTGTGCATCTCTCGCAATTCTTACTCTTTCAAGTGGTGAAAGTTTATTTTTTTGTCTTTGCTTATCATGATTCCATTCAATAGTTCGAACGCCATCATATGGAGACTCTTCAGACTTACGAACTGAATAATAAACACCTGATGGTTTATGATATACATCTAATTCATCTCTAGAAGATGATACTTTTACATCATCCTTATCTTTAAAAGAAACTCTAGCATTAGGTTCTGGATTATCGGCACCATGTTTAACTTTGGTTTGTGTCAGATCATATTGTTTTCCCCAACGCTCTTGATTTTCTGGAGATTCAGATCCTATTGTTTTTGATCTACTACGACTCTTCCTCGTTGCTTTTTCAACTGGAGTCTTTCCTGATGGTAACTTCTCATCTGGTTTATAATATCGCTCCTGAAGATCAGATATGAATTGAGAATATGTTTTCATTCCCGTCTTTTTTATTTACATAATCTTATTTATTATCAATCAGTTCGTCAAGTAAGGCCTCAAACTCAGGATCAATTACAGGTTCTTCATGCTTTTCACAATAAACATAGATCTTTTCTGGAACACTACCAAAGTATCCTTGTAACCATGGACACAACCACAGTTTCATTGAACTCAGTTTATCCTTATAATATGAACCAGACTGATCAGTCTCAATCAATTTAATGTCAGTGATCGCACCATCAAATGAATCAGTATCAAGATAAAAATTAATCTTATCACCAGATACTGGTTTAATACCATTTACTATTTCAAAATACCAATCAATCACAGTTTCAGTACCATTACACAGTGCTTCTGCGACTGTATTCTGATGTTCATGATCGAATGCCCAAATACCATATTCAGTTTTGTAAGCGATTAGTTTAAGTTTCATGGAAATTGTACCTTTTGAAGTAATTTATGATGATAATTGAATTGGATACTTTACGCTCTCAACAACACGATCTCCTTCTGGAGTATTACCTTTATTAAAAAAGATTCGAATGACTTTTGTTTTAGTTCTATTCAGAGTAAATCCTACAACATGACAACCTTCATAAAGAGAGAAGAATTTATTATTAAATCTCTTATTCACATAGTTTTGTCGTGCAAATTGAAGAGTTGGATGATTATGGCAAAGATTGATAAATGTATGTTCCTGTTCATTCAAATCAGGGGATCCATCAAACAAATCAAATTGATAGGTTTTCATGAGTTTCTTCCTTTTAATTCAGTGTTGAGTAATTGAACATAAGCATCAACCTCTGGTGATGAACAGAACATGGCGTCGGCAATCTCACACCACAGATCTTCTGATGGAATTGATTGTAGTTCTTCTTCAGTCCAAAAGCACAGTGGTAGAATCATCACTAAACCTCATTACCATAAACAACTTTCTCCAATTCGGCAAGAAGTTCAGGAGTAAAGTTTTCTACAATCGGAACTGGTTCTTCATCATCATTACAATCATAATACAACTCACACTCATACTCATAAGCAAGATCCTCATCAATAGTCATTAGATTCTCAAGCAGTTGTTCAATACTGCGAATCAGTTGTTCTTGAGTCATTTGTTCTTTTGTGCAATTAGATATTTGAACCAAGCGTTCACACTCTTTTCGGTAATCTCAAGTTCAAAGTTACTAATCACCTGTGAAAGAGTTACAATCGAAATGAGTGCATCTAGCAGTTTAGCATAAGGTTGAATGAACCGATAGATTTTAAGTTTAAGTGTGGGTCCTGGTTTCTCCCACCTTACAATTTGAATAATCATGGCCAAACCTCTCTCCATAATCTGGTATAGTGTCCACATTTGTTACAATGAAGTTCAACATGAATTTCATCATTCAAATCTGTGGTTTGATATGTTCCATCATCACACATCTCACAATCTTTACCGTCCATGTTTACTTCATCATAAAGTGTCAGTTGTTTCATTTCAACCTCCACCATACACATAATCCACAACACCAGCAGGATGATTTACACCTTCAATCACCTTGATGCTTGCATTATCAAACTCTTTTTGTCTATTCTGATTGATCCATTCAGAATCACATTTGGATCCAAACTCTTTCATAAAGAGAGTTTTGCACTGGGAAAGTGATTCGGCAACGACTACACACATGCCTGGTGTGTAGTTGTAAAGAACATCATTCATAATGTAGAGATTCATTTGTTTCATGATGCAAGAGTTACAGGTTCATAAGAATCGGTCCATTCCTTATTCTTAAACATAAATGCAATCGCATCATCAGTACAAGAAGTCACATCGCCAGGAAATGCCGTATATAAAGTTTCATACTCCGTAAAGTCTGGAAGACCAATATCATCCATTTTTAACTCTGACAGATAAAACTCATACTCACAAGACTCTTGATCACGATTATTAATACTACAATTCATTTTATCAAACTCATCTTTGCTCATCACCAGTTCTTCATAAACAACACGGCGACGAACAACAGTAACTTTTTCAGAATCATTCAAAGCATCAAGATCATAACCAAATTGAAGGGCAATTGCTGGGTGAATTTGTGTCAGATTCATAGTAGTGTGATTTCAGTGATGTTTGGTGATTGGAGTTCTTTGTCAGTCATTTGATGAATCCTCAAGATAAAGTTTCCAGGAGTCAGGATGAATACCAAGTTCTTCACATCGGCATTCATAGGCGATACGTTGCAAGAGTCGAAGAGACATGTCTTCAACCGATTTTTGAACCAAGCGGCGAGTTCTTTTGTCTTGAACGGTGTCGGTAATCATGATTTAGTGGGAGAAAGGTTGTACTTGTCACACATAAGGTCTCTTACTTGCTCACGATCATAACTGTCACCAAAAAAAGGTTCGCCTTTGATCTTGGAAATTCGCATCACATCACTGGTTGCTTTGCGAGCAATCGTGCGATTGATACCAGTGATAGGATACAATTTACCAGGACCATAGAATGACATCACATAATCAATAAAGTGGTTGAGTTCTTCCTTGGTCATGGGTGGTTTCGTTGATTACCTTTGTATTATAAGGGCAAACTGGTACGGGATGAAGAGTCCTTGTGCCACTTCATGAACTGGTACACCTCAGAAAATTATCATAAAGATTACTGATTTCATTTTTAGCAATTAGAACTTGATAAAAGGAATTTCCATAATGATTACCACAAGTCATCAAATCTCCATAATAATTATAGTATTTTGTTCCCCAACCCCAAAGAAAATATTCTTTTGTTTTCGTCAGTTCTGTTTTTTTCTCACAATAAAAATGATACAAAGCATCAAAGAACTTAGCATAAAGTTTCTCAATACAATACAATCCCTTAACAGGACGATAAATGTCGATTCCTAAAACTTTACAAAGCATCTTTAAATTTTCAACATCAAACGGAGTTTCTTTGGGATGAGTTCCATGATATTTCACACGAATTGCTTTTAACGGAACATAAGATTTTCCTTCAATTTCAATACAATCAGGAAGATCAGAATAACCAAAAAATGCAGTGTCAAACATGATGAGTGGTTGAGAGTTTGCTGATTACCTTTGTATTATAAGCGCAGAAGAGAATGGTGTGTTGGTCTCTTGTGCCAGTTGTTCAAGTGTCCTTCTTTGGTTGCGTCTTGGTTCTTTTCTGAAATGCTTTTGGCATTCTGTCTTGGTACTTCTTAAATTCTTTCCCAAGTCTTGGAGCAGGAATTACTGGTGTTCCTTTAGAAATCTTTTTACTTGCATAATCAGGACTCATGATCACTGAATAATGTTCTCTTCCATAATTATCAGTTCCTCTTTGTCCCCGAGTTTTCAGTACCTTTGTAGGAGCATCAGACTTAACATTATTCTTTGGTACATTCATCCTTATGATACGAGTATCTTCACCTTTTCTTTGTCCAAATGATTTTGCAATATCAGATGAAGTAGATGCATGTACCTCATCACCACTAAATCCAGACTTGTTAATCTTTTCAGCATTCGATGCTGATGTACCGTGATGTAATTTCACCATATGAATTCTTTTATTTGCTTCGGTGATGAACTGAGTATATGACTTCATTTTCTTTTAGGTGCAATCCTTGTTCTTTTTGGTTTGTCTGATGCTCTCATTGTTGGTTGTGGATTCTTATCAATCGACTTATTTGCAACTTCTTTATCCACCATAATATAAGAACCTTTTGGAACTTTTCTCAACGGATTTTCGTGAGCATCAGGAACTCTTACAATTTTCTTTCCAGATTCAATTGCAGATTTTGACTGTTTTCTTGGATCTGTTGGTCTATTTTTATCTTTTACTAAATCTTCATCAGATGCATCTCTCATCCAAGATTTAAGTTTTGATCTATAATTTTTTGGAGAATCTGTTGAATGAATTTTTGGATTTACAATTCTAAGACTTACTGGTCTTGTTCCATAATCATTACCAACTCTGGATGATGGTGTGGTATAAACAATTCCCTTACGATCATCAGGGTGATAAGTTCCCGAAGAAGGTGAGTCCTTAAAACCTGTATCCATTATTTTCTTTTTATTTTCGGGGGAAGTATAATGCGCCGTGCGAAGAACTCTAACTTTTTTTCTTGCTTCGGCGATAAACTCTGAATATGACTTCATCCTAACTGAATTTCTATTTCAGTTATTTATGGTAAAGATTCAATTTCGGATGCAAGATTCATGACACCATTCTTGTCCAGTACAATCGGATTCTTAAGTTCTTGATTGTTTTCAATACTATCCTTATAATATGAAACCGGAAAGATCGGAACTCTCATTTTGCCTCTCATAATTCTAAATAAAGAAACAGTCTTACCACAAACCTGAAATAATGTCAGTTCTTCTTAGCATTGATGGTCCATATTTTGCATCTGGCCCAATCAAATTCAGTGATATAAAGAGTGCCTTTGGTGGTGGTAATAATTTTGGTTCATACAAAAGGAATACTTCCACTGATGCAACAAATCCAATCGTACCTGATGCAACGGAGAATGCAAACATTTCGGATGATAAGAATCTAAGATTTGGTGCATTTAGAAATAGTATAAAGAGTTATACTGCAACACAAAGTGGAACTGATAATAATTCAGGAATTAATCATAATACTTATCCCGATCATCCTGGATTTAGAATGGGTAATTATTTTGATAGTGACAATCAATATGGACCAGCAGGAACAGGAATACACTGGAATGGTAATTTAGGTAAGAACATTAAGAAGACTGTGAATATTACCGGAACATGTGGATCAGTAGATACAAGAGGACCGGCAGCACAATTAGATGCTGGCACTGTCTATAACTTAACAATTAATGTATCAGGATCAATTCTAGGTGCAGGGGGAGATGGATCATCCAGTGGCGGTGGTACAAATGGAGGACCAGCACTCGAAGTTCGTAGTACGGATGGAAAGAATATCACAGTAAATATTAGTCAAGGCGCTAAAGTTTATGGTGGTGGTGGAGGTGGTGGAAAAGGTGCAGATGGTGCAAAAGGTGCAGACGGAACATGTGATACAAGTGGATATGTGACTACAAACTACACATATACAGGTTATCAGTACGTGGGCACCCGTTGTAATAGTGATAATCCGCTAGGATATCTGCAACAAAATTGTCCCGAATGGAATACTCGTGGTGGAAAAATAGAACAAGATTTCTTCGGCGACTGTGGACGTGGAAATGGTCCTAGTTATTTTATGTATTGTGGATATACTGCAACTGGATCGAGAACAGATTGGGTAGAGTCAAGTGTAGCAGTTTCTGGTGCTCCTGGCGGAACTGGTGGTGCCGGTGGAAATGGGCAAGGATACAATCACCCCAGAACTGATGGTAGTGGAGGAACATCAGGAACACAAGGAGGATGCCCAACTTATGGTGGTAGTGGTGAAGATGGGAGGGCAGGAGGAAATGGTGGTGATTGGGGAAAAGATGCCTCAGATAATACTGGTCAGGCAGGATCTGCAATTATTGGAACTGTTGGAAGTGGTTATTCATTAAATGGCAAAAATTCGAGTAACTGTAAAGGCAATACCTCTGGCACTGATTGAATAATATATAATTGGTAATTAAATTATAAATCATCATGACAGAAGATAACAAATCTTATCCTTCATTTCAACAACAAGGAAAGAATTTAGCAACATTTGCATTTGATCTTGTCAAATCAAGTCTCAGAACCGGAGCACTAATAGTATCTCCGGAAGTCAAGAAAGCAAGATTGGATATATGTAAAACTTGTGAATGGTACGATTCGGAACAAGTTAGATGCAAGCATTGTGGTTGTATGTTAGAACACAAGGCAGGATTTGCCCTAGATTCTTGTCCCATTCAAAAATGGACTGAATCAAAGGAAGATTGGGTCAATCAAAACTTTGATGAAGTAATGAATCAAATTGAAAATCCACAAATAGAAAATCCAGATGTTCCTCAATTCCCCATAGACAAGAAAGTTGGGGATGAGTACACCTGGAAAAATAATACCTGGAGTTGGGATGGAAATATGTGGAAATTAGTTTAGAGATTCGATTTCATTGGCAAGATTTAATAAATCATTCTTATCCAGTACAACCAAATCATTCTGGGCATTGTAGTGTGTGACGTTTTCAGACACAATCCGAAGAATAGATGCAGTTAATCTATTCTCAGTATCAATTCCCTGATTTCTGGATTCCCAGATAGCGTTCATTACATTTTGAGCTCGTTCGGTCATTTGCTCAACTCCGAGATCAGGAAAATAATAGCAATGACTAGAAGAATAAACAACAGAATTAAAAGACTAATCCAGATGGGAGATAATACCCACCACCATGACCAGTTAATCACATGAGTGAGTTTCAGTCCAATGAACAGAATGGTCAGTGCGCCGGTGAAACCGATGCCACCAGAAGATGAAGATGAGGAAGACATAGTTTTGGAACGTGATTGTTTGATTGCGTTTTGTTCAATGAGATCAAGAAGTTTGCTCATTTTGTTTTATGAAGATAATGAATAAGCATAACTTGAAGTGCTCCCAGAGAATATGCCAGGAGCACCAAGATTCCACAAGTCATCAGATACTGTTCAGAAAGTCGTGCAGTGCCTCTTGATATGCCTCTTCAGTATGAAAGGTGCGTGATCCAATGGTGCAAGGGAAGGTCATCTTTGAAGCACGGGCAGACCGGCACTCCTGTTCGGTGTAACCTTTCTCCATCAGTTGAGCGACGTAGGAATTGGAAGTCATGATCGTTGGTGAATTACTTTGTTAGTCTAGTGGCATCCAGACGAATCCGGATGCCCCCGTGTGCCAGTTGTCAGAGTGTCACCTTACTTAATTCTTTTCTTATACTTTTTACCTTTTAGTGCTTCACCAACTTTTCTTTTATGTTCTTCACTTAAAGGTCCAAGTTTTTTGCCTCTATTAGCATCTCCAATTTTCTTTTTGTGTTCCTCACTTAATGGACCTCTGGATTTACCTATTTTACTTTGACTTATTTTATTTCTGGTTTCTTCTGAAAGAGTTTTGCCAGTAAGTGACTTCTTTATTTTTTCAAGATGTTCTGGGGTAAAAGTTCTATTTTTTAGAGAATTACTTATTTTTTCTTTGGTGTCTTCACTAATTAATCTACCATTCAACCCACCAGTATCACTATTGTATCCATTACTAAAAGTATTATACTTATCAATCCAATATATTTCTTTTAAATTTAATTCTTCTAAATTACATTCTTCAACGACACCAAATATAAAGTTTTCTTTACCATATTTTTTTATAGCACGATGAAAATGATAATCTGTTTTTTCACTATCGCAAAAGTGTCTGTTTATTCTTTTTTCTAATATTTGTGTTGTTTGTCCTATGTATTTCTTTCCTGTTGGAATACAATAGACACAATAAATGAGTCCTTTCATTTCTACTCTAAATGACGGCATTATTATTTATATTAAAAAGGAGGGTCTTTCACCCTCCCCTGAAGATTGCCGTCATTCAGGTATAATTATTTAGTTTTGTTTTAGGCGCTGACTTTCCGTAATAGGAATGGGAATACCTCTTTCTGTTGGAACATAAATTACAGTTTTTTCCTTGCTATTATCTGAATTTTCAAGATTTTGAATGTAAAGATATTGCAAATATTCTGAGTTTCCTTTCAGACTTTCTCCAAGAATTTTGTTAGCAGATGCAGCACCTTTTGCCCTTTCAACTTCCGCTTCTGCTTGTAGTACAGAAGCATCTTTAAGTGCCTTTGCCTCAAGAACTTTTACCTGCCTCGTGAATTCTGCCTTTTGCAGTTCTGCCTTACCATCAAGAGATTGTGCCCACACATTATAGAGAGGACCAACCACTGCATTAATGATAAACAGGGAGAGAATAAAAGAAACGCCAATAATAGAAGCGTTACGAAGAGTGTTGTCAGGTTTCATAATCAAAGTTTGAAGGGTGATACAATAACACGAGGTTCAACATACACTGGACGGGTCTTACCACTACCATTGGGTTCAGAACACATCACCCAAGTACCTTCTGCACTATCAGGAGAGAACAGTCCATTAGGATCTGCCTGAGGAAGAACCTCATATCCAGCATCATTATGATAACTAATCTTTTTGGGATTAGTATATTGTGTGGCAGCAGGAAGACCATAACCAATAGAGTTACACAGAAACACTGGACGACCAGTAGTTTCAGGAACAGTGTAAGTATAAGTCACAAGACCATCTTGGTCACGCATCTCAATGATTTGCTTCAAGAGTTTGCGTTCACGGAAGTTCTTGATGGCAGGCATACCAGTTTGTGCTGTGCCTTCTTGTAGAATTCGTTCTTGTTGTACTCGTTGTGCCTCATCAGAATTGGGAGTATAATCACACCCAACAAGAGCAACACCAAGAACGGCAATGGAAGCAATAGCAATAGCAGTTTTCATAATCAGTTAGGAAGATTAGAGATAAAGGATTGAAGGTCGGTGGGCATTGCATCGGCAGGAACTTCGAGAGCACGATGCCGAATAATATCAGCAAGTGCTTTCTTATGTTCGGGGGATGCTTTGATGTATTCAAACTGCATATTTTGCAGTTCTTGAACAGCACCAGTTCGGAATGACTTTGATTGCTCAAATGTATTCCTACGAACATTTTCATACTTCGGTGCAAAGAATGAGGTGAAGATAAGGTCGTGATAGGTGAGTCCCCATCCAATGGCACCAGCACCAGCAATGCCAACAACAGCCCCGAAAATAGTAAGAAAAGGTCTCATAATTTACCTCAAAGTTTTTCAATTTCAAAAAGAAGAGAATCAATATCTTCTACAGTTTGATGTCCAAGAACATCACTGGTGATTGGAGTATCATAAGTTATCTCCAAATCTTCATCAGTTACTTTCAGTACTGCTGCCTCATAAAGACCATCAGAACCACCATAAGAATTGGAAGATTTGATTACAGATACTCCATAACCATTATCAAAGAAGTGTCTTGCTTGAACACCATCCCAGTTTGGATGTGGTTCAAAGTTAAGATCAGAGAATTTCATAATTAATTACCAAATCGGTTTGCCCAGAGTTTGTAAGAATGGTTTTTCATGTGCTCAAGCGTATCATAACGCTGCCGAATCTCAGAATCTTCCGGCAAGTCATAAATGCACGGAATCGCAAGATCCATTCCATCAATGGCATGATTGAGAATACTATTCAACAGATCGTGCTCATCAGCAGTAAACTCCATTGTAACAGGAGTCGTATCATAGTAACTGGTTTCGTTGGTCATTTGTGGGGGGAGGTAATTGGGGTTGAGTCAGTTCAAGAGTTTGTTTCTGAATTTGAAACATGATACCGTTCAGTACTGTTGCAACACCATTGAATCCGATGGTTGCAACAATGATACCAAAGATAGTACCAGAGATGAAGTTGAACATCTCATTGCTTACAACTGGAATTTGTAGGAAATGCCTGACAATACTCCAGATGTGCCTTAGTTTGTTTGTAGGACTTCCACAGTTCATTATCACGTCGAATTGCCAAACCATTCCACATTAGAATAGCAATGACTCCAAGATAGATGTAGGTGGTTTTCATTTGAAATGTGTGTGTGATGATGACTTGCTTATTATAAGGGACACCGAATCGCTTCAGTGTCCCTATTGTGACAGTTCCTAGACTGTCTTATGCCTCCACGATGTCGCCATGAGCACGAGCACGATTCACCAGAGTGCCCCAGGAGGTCAGGGAGCACACTTCAGGATCGTTCATGATGCTATACCACAGTTGTGCGGTAGCATCGTCGTCTACCTCATAACGGTAGACCTTATCAGAACTGTGATAAGATACCAGCACATCATAGCAGTCATTACCTTCGGTGGAAGGAAGCAGTTCCAACATGCTGACGGCACTCGATTCTTCTTTGGTGAAGGTGCGAGCGATAGTAAAAGGATGACGAGTTGCGGTAGTCATAATTTGAATTTCGAGCGATGGTGCGGATTTGTTCCGCTTGACCCCATTGTAGAGGTAGGATCTGAAATGTGGTGTAGGCAGTGTGCCACTTAAAGAACTGGCACAATCTCAACGTCTTTACATCCCTGATTCTTTACCATCTGCTCCCAGAATCCTGCATCTTCAATCTTATAGAACGTCACCACCTGTCTTGAATACGATTTCTTTTTTGGTTTCAGATAGGTTACTTGGTACTTCATTGTCAATGTAAATCTCAATAGGTTGATTATCGTTCCAATGTTTAATTACTCCTGCCACTATGAAACAGTTTGTGATTAGATATGTGAGAAAAATGCCAGCACGAATCCTTGCTACAATATCAGATTCTTTGTCACATTTGGATGCCTTCTCACCAAGTGCTAGGGCAAACCATCTCCATGCGGTCTTGGATTTCACTTTTCAGACTCTTTTAGGAGTTTAATATCTTTCCATTGATGAGGATAAACTAGAAAGCAAACATCCCGCAACCTATCTTCAAATGTTTGTATACAAATAGTAATGTAGTGTTCGGATACAAAGTAAATTTTACCAACATATTCTTTGTACCGAACGTTTAAACCACTATAAAATGTATTCATACAAAGAATTGCTCCAATGGTGTGAATTTGATTTGCATCGCACTATAATTGCGAGTGTCCTCTATATTTACTTCAGCACCAATCGTTTTTGAATTGATTGGTGCATAGTAGACTCGTTTCTTTGGTTTGTAGAATCCCCATGCAGTTGAGGTAGGAGCACCAAGATTATAATCGAATTTTTTGTGACAACGGAGCATAATGCGAATAGTGCTCACATTAAATTGCTCAAATTCGTAAGAATAACCTTTAGGTGCTTTATGGGGAAACTCTGGAATCATGTGGTAAAGGAATCAATAATACCAGACTCATAATCATCTTGCAATTTAAACTTCTGAGCATTGACCACATTTGGCATGATTAGATTCACATACCTATCATCAAACTGCTCTTCTTCTGATAAGATGATAAATGCTTCGGCATCTGAATCGGCAATTAGACTCACAACTCCACCATACTCGGAAGATGGAAAAGGAACCCAGTAGTCAACAATGTAAAGTGATTTCATTTCTTGTGTTAAATTACTCCTTGATTTTAGTATAATGTGATAGATTTGTCAACTGTCGATTCAGTTCAACTTGAATTGGAATGAGATGTGAAGTAAAATAGTCCTCGTACTCATTACCTTCGACGAGTTTAATAATATCTTCTACTTGAGAAAGTGTAAGAAGAAGTTTGGTTTTTGTATTCACAAGAATTCTGCCATATAATAATCACAGGTTATTTGCAGTGCCGCCGCTTTTGATTCAATCTCTTCTTCCTGAATCCTTCTTGCTTCGGAACGATGTTTTTCATGAACCATACAACCTTCGTAGTAAAGTTCTTCCACTTCAAAGTGTTTCATAAAATCATCAAATGCTTCCATGAATGATTTAATGTCTTCGTTATTCATTAGTGTACTCCAATAACTTTTGGTAGTCCCATTATAATTAAAAATGTAAGTAAAACAACCACATCCCAACATTTGTTTCGAATCATATACGGAAGTGCCAGAAGATTTCCCAGCATATACAATCTTGCACCTACCATACCGTCATGATACAATGTTATGTAAAAGGCAAAGAGAACTGTAATGCTAGAAAGAATTCTTGCTTTAGATTCCATGATTCAAAATGAAGGTGTGAAATCGTATATTAATCTGGTATTTGATGTATCCATTTTAGAATAAATCGAATACAACTTATCATAAAGTGCAGGAGCACTTCCATAATCTTTGGCAATTACTTTCTCTTCACTCACACTCAATAATTCGAGTGAAGATAGAATAATACCAATCTCATGAACATTCAGTTTTACAAAATCTTCAGTCATTTTAACAAGCTCCAGTAATGGGATTTCCTACTTGATAATCGGTATTAAAGTCAATAACTTCATAACCTATGTTCACACGTTCATTGATCTCATCAAACATGTCATTCTTGCGAATAAACTTCTTGGACATTGCATCACTACCTTCCATAGATACGATTTTGAGAAACCAATCCTCCAAAGGAGTATTGTCATCAAACATGACTGGGTGATAATCAATAATCATAGTACCAGTCGTGGATTGCAGTTTCATTGAGAACTTTACCTTGATTACTTCCCAATTATACCACTTTAAGCAGGGGGTTGGGAAGTAGTAGAGCACTTGACGAACTGGCACAGGAGTCCTTTCACTCAAATACTTGAGGTATAGTTTAGATTCTTGTTCGCGTGCCTCTACTTTAGATTTTAATTTTACCTCTTACCCATCCTTCTCCAGGGTATTCTTTTTTCATAGTGTTTTTTATCCCATTATTCCACCAATATAATCCCTTTGTTGAAAATCCATTTTCGTTATATTTTTTACCAACACCTTTTCTATTAATTAGTTTTCCAATTCCCCTATTCCATCCCTCACCAGGACAATCTTTAGAAACTTTTAATTTTACTCCATTATTCCACCAATATAATCCTTTTCTACAATTATCATAATTCATATTCAATCTACCTTCAACCCAACCTTCATCAGGACAATCAATTTTTCTAACAGTTTTTAGACCATTATTCCAATATTTTGTGTTTTTTGATGTTCCCATTTTAAGTTTTGATTCTGGTAAATGGATCATCCCAGAAGCACCATCACCACCATTAGTTTTATTATGAAGAATACCTGTTCCCAAATCCTTTCTACCAAAAACAGCAATCATATAGATTTCGTGCTTAAATGCTTCTTCTTCGGTTAAGTTTTGTTTTAGAAAAATAGTTCTTGATTTATCTTTTGGTTTTTTACAAGGTCTTCCTTTATTTTCATTAATCCTGTTCCCACACCCTTTACCTATGTAATAAGGTGTTCTATCTTCACGCAAATATGCGTAAGTGTAATATTTTTCCATTGTGTCAGGGGTAATGACTTATTAATATTTATGGTATAAAAATGGGACTTACACAACTTTTATCACCCCTGACACAAGTTGCTGCCCATTTAATACTATTCACAAAGTCTATTAACAAAACATCTTGAAGTAGGTTTTTTTGATTTCATGTATTCTTGATATAACAATATTTCTTCTCTTCTGGCAATTACCTCATGTGGTTGATCCCAGTATTCAATGTCCTCCACATTAATGGAGTTATAATACCTCTTACCACGTTTTGTGCGAAGTGTACCAGTTACCCATTGGCGCAAATGAACCAGTTCATGTAGCAGAGTCTTAATGTACAACTCCCGATTCATATGAGTATCCAATTCAATCAGAAACTCACGAGGCCGATAGGATTCTCCAGTATAATTACAGTAACCATACACACATTCACGTTTGAGACCTCGATGAACTATTTCAACATATATTTTATGGCGGGGTAGAAACTTATTCAGAAACCAAGAGGCAACATCCCCACAGATCCGTTTGTGATAACCATATCCACTGTAATAAATGGCGCTCATAGGATTCAATAACCACATTCATATTATACACACAATATTTTGTTCTCAACGCTATGGTGTGCCAGTTATTGAAGTGGTTTTCTTTTCATTTCTTTTCTCTTTAACCATGCTTGACGCATTTTTTCCTTTGCTTCTGGTGAGTGCTTGACTCCCATCATAGGATTATTTTCACCACTTACATCAGCATGATTTTGACTCATTTTCCTTTTTGTTTCATTGGTATGTTTTTTACCATAGAAACTATTGTTTTCACCTTTGGAAGACAATTTCAGTTTTTCTCTTGTTTCTGGAGAAATTTGTTTATTTTTGTTTGATTGACTTATTTTTTGCTTAACTTCTTCTGGGAGGGATTTGCCTTTATTCCACGGCGATTTTCCTTTATTTGCTTTACTTACTTTTTCTTTTGCTTCCTGTGTATGCTTTCTACCTTTTGTCAATTCAGACATTTTTTGTCTAAACTCTGGTGTTACTACTATTCCTAATGTTCCTTCTCCACCATTAGTTTTATTACGAAGAATACCAGTTCCTAAATCTTTTCTACCTAACACGGAAATCATATAGACCTCGTGCCTAAATGCTTCTTTTTCAGTTAAATTTTGTTTGAGAAAGATTATTCTTGATTTATCTTTTGGAGGTTTAATATCTCTTTTACTTCTTCTGTGTGCCCTATTACCTTTTCCTTTTCCTATGTAATAAGGTGTTCTGTCTTCACGCAAATATGCGTAAGTGTAGTAATTCATTTCTATTCTAATTTGACCGCACATATATTTATAAGACAAAGGAGGGAATTCCACCCTCCTCCTGACAGATTGCGGTCAAATCAGGTAATGTTATTTAGTATCACTTGTATCAATCGTGTTCCCCAATGAAGAAACCAAATAAAAGATGAAATGAAGATCAGTTTGTCAGTCGTTGTCATAATCAGTGTAATGCATCAGAACATAATTAATACTTGTTGCACCGATTGATGCAACAAACCACCAGGAAAGAAAAGTAATAATTTTGCATAAAGATATAAAATAAAGCGGGAAGGTCGGTGTCACTCCGCCACATATCCCGAAGGATAATCTTTATCAGTTTCCCGCATTAGCAATCAAAAACTCTACATTCCTCAGAATCAGGATTCAGTGAGCAAAAATCTTCAAATGCCGTACCTGGACGATGGCGACTTGCACGATTTGCAATTATGGGATCTTGAGAATCGGGTAGTTCTAATGGCAAATCAAAAGCAGTATTATGTTCAGACATTTTGGTTTAATTGAATTCGAATTATTTAGATTTTACACCATAATCCCAGTCACCTTTTCCTTCAAGACTACGCACAAACAGTTCGGTAAACTTTTCCATCTTATCCGGATGAACCTGACTCGGATTCAGATTAATTGCTTCTCTCAGAGAGTTTAATTCCTTCCATTCTTCTGAAGTAAGTTGTGAAGTTCCTGTTTTTGTGAGTGTCATAATTCCTTGATGATGTGTTAGCATTCTAACACAATATCTATAATAATGAAGAATTCTTAAGGTTTTCTACATCTTGTTTCCATTCTTTTGATTCCCTATCTTGATACTCTGTGTATAAAGAATTGTGAATATCCATAAGTCCATCGATAAAAAAGGCTTCTGGATAAACACCAAGCACACTCATTAATCCTCTATGAGAAGTTCCTTCACGCTCTGCCTTACATATAATATGGCAAAGTGCTTCTACTGCCTTATACTTATCCTCGGCAGAAAGCATATAATACCACCCAACAGATGCCTCAATACTTTTCTTATGAGCATCTGCAAGGTCTTCTCGCATTTTTACCATTTCTGGTGAGTTCAATGTTTCACGTAAAGTATTTTGTTTTGATAGTTCCTCTTGAAACTTAGGGGAGTCAATCAGTTCTCCAGTGTTCATTTCATTTTCCATTTTTTTTCTCAATCATACTATCAATATTATCAAATAGTTTGTCAGTCTTAATAATACTATCAATCTGGGCAATCATATTAGAGATTGCACAAGATACATAAGGAGATTCTTGACGAGCTGCAAATGCAAGTGCATTTCTCAAATGAGATTCTGCTTCTTTTAGGTTTCTTTCCACAGTTTCGGATAATGCCATCAATTGCCATCAACTTTTAATATTATACCAGTTCTCTAAATGATTTGTCAATACCTTTTTTATTTTGAAACCTAGATAATCCTCTCGCATTTGATATATGTCCTGTTATTAAACATTTCCATTTTTGCGAATTAACTTTTGTTGCAATTTCACTTCTTTTCTCTTTACTCATTTTTCCTAAACCATTTTTATATCCCTTTTTTGCAATTTTTATTTTTTCATCTTCAGTCATTGCAAATATTCCCAAACGAAGTTCTTTAACTTTAGTTCCAGATTTTTTTGCAATTTCTAGTCTTTCTTCTTTGGATAAAGAAAATGCACCTTTTTTTAATTCAAATGTTTTTGAACCTCCTTTAGATCCACATATAGAAAGTTCTTCATTTGTCATTTTAAATATTCCTACTTTATTTTCTTCATTTCTTTTGGAATTTTTTTTGCCAAGTTCACTTCTTTTTTCTGAAGACATTCCACAAAATCCAGTTTTATTTACTTTATGTCTTAAACCAATTTCTCTACCTAATTCACTTTTCTGTTCTGGAGTTAAAGAGAAACAACCTCTTTTTTCTTCAAACATTTTTTTTCCAAGTTTTCTAGATTGTTCACTTGAACTGAAAGAAAACTTTGTAGATGTTTGTTTTGCTTTATTAGCAAAATGAGGATTATTTGCTACATCATAGTAGTCGTGTAAAATAATCTCATCAGCATATGCTTCTTCTCTTGTAGCATAATCATCCTTTAAGATTATCTTTTGAGTTGGTTTAAATGTTTTATCTACATAAGAACCAAAATATTTTATATCTTCTTCTGGTAGGCATTTACAAGTTCTACTACCAATATATCCTCTATTATATTCCTCATATGAATAATAGGTATAGTGATACTCTGCGAGTTCCATAGTTCTACTCTAACTTGTTAGCAATACTATTTATACAAGAAAAGGTGCCCGAAGACACCATTTCTACCCGATAAGTGCTAACAAGTCAGGTATCTTTATTTATAACTTTTTTCATAATAAAACTATCATCATCTTGGGGAATCCACTGAAGAGTATCTCCTTCCTTCCATCCAGTTTGCTCTAGAAGATCTTCAGGAAACAAAACAACACCATCATTATCAACAGGAAGAACCCACTTCTTTACCTTATCTTTTGCTTTGGCATCAGCACACATTTCATCCATTTCCTCTTCAGTATATCTAAGTGCTTCCATATCACTATGACCCCAAGGACGCATACAATCATCAATTTCATCAAGAAATTGATGTTTTCGGGAAATTGAACCACTCAAAGTTTCTTTTGATGTATCATTACCATCACATTGAAGATAAGGCATCAATTCAGTATCATCATAATCCTTGATATGTCCCTTACCATTACCATTCAGTAATGCAAGAAGTTCATATGCATTTGCTGTCTGCTGTTTATAGGTATAATAGTTGTCCTCAACAACACCTTTAATCACATCATAGATTTCTTGTGGTGTTGCTTCTGTACTCATAGCATCATGCAGAAAGTTTTCAACTTGACCAAGTGAGTATTTTTTATAATCAGTCATTTTCCTTCAGTGCGAGTTGGATTGCTTCTGTCATTATAGCAGAAATTTCTTCTGATGTCTTACCATTCAACCAGTTCCACTTCTGGTCGTTCTTATCCCATTCCATCAGGAATGTGCCATCGGCATTCTCTGTGATCTTAAGTGAGTCTTCCATCAGAACCAAGAACCTTTCAGAGATTTGCGAGATTGTCTCATTGCCTTATAAAGTTTTTTAATTTCAGCATGTGCTTCTTCTGTTGTGATTTTACCACCGATTGCCAAGTTAGTCAAATAACTGACATGATGTGTAAAATTATTCAGGTTATTAATTTGTGCAATATCCAAGAAGGACATATTTGCATCAGGATTAATTGGAGGAGTTGGATATAAAAACTCTTCCTTTGCTTGCTTTGCTGTGGTCATTTGTCAAGTCCGTAATCACGAAGATTATAAGTCACTGGATGAATATTGTCAATCTTTGATTGTAGTCGGTTCTCAACTTCGTACAATGAATTTGTGAGTTCTACATTCTCCTGTTCCAGTTTTGCGATACGTTCTTCCAGTCTTACAACTTCTTTCGCAAGTGAAGAACAAAGTCCAACAAGACTATGTTTCTCTCCATTAGTGTCGGCAACTAAAAGTTCATAATTTTCAGGAACTTTATAAGATTTTGTAAAATTATCAAACCATTTAAACATTAGATTACTCCAACTTCTTTTAAATAACGACGATACCTAAGAAATCTTCCAATACTTGGTTGACCTTTTACATTCAAACTTTCACAACAGCGACAGTATGATATAAATTCGTACCAAGGAGTAGTAGGGTCAGTGTCACTCATACTTATAAGTAGTAGTGATATCCTTCTTTTTAAGATTATGGCGCAATATGTGCTTATTCATGTGCTCTTCTGTTTGAAAATAACATTTGCGAGTATCTTTACCATCCTTACCATCTTTATGTATCAGTTTATAGGGAAACTGATCATAAGGAAATTCCTCATCTTTAGTCATTCCGTTCCCCCATAGATTCTAGATCCTGCACAATATCCCATTTGAAAAGCCGTTCTCATCCAGATCATTATACGTTGATTATCATTAGAATTTATTGCAGAATCAACATCATCCCAGAATCTTTCATACCGAAAAGAATATCCTTCCAGTTCATACATCCACTCATCGAACTGCTTCTTGATTTCAAGTTTTTGGGAATCGATTTCTTCCAATTCTTCAGTATTCATTTTAGTATTTTTCCAAACAATAAACACCATTCTTTTCTAAGATTGCAGAACAAGTATCTACAAAATCACCACAGCACATATAAGTCATCTTACCAAACTTACGAATGTTTGCATGATGAATATGTCCACAGATAATGCCATCATACTTCTTATCTTGTTGTCCACAATATCCAGCAATATCATTCTCATATTTATCAATGTATCCTTTACCTCTTTGTGTATTCTTCAAGAAATACACCAAAGAAAACTTAAAGAACTGTTCCAACCAAATACTGAGTGGTGTGATAAGTTCATAACCTTTATTAAACATCAGTTGCTTCCATGAACCAGAAGAAAACTCAGAGTGTTTATCTCCATGAGTACAGAGATACTTATTACCTTGACTATCCTTATGAACATACTCATCACACATCATAAAGTTCTTGTGCTCAAAGGTACAATACCTTCGGATTGCTCCTTCATGATTGCCAAGAACATAAACAACTTCGATGCCTTTCTTACACAAATCCAAAAGAGCATGAACACATTCAGTATGTTCCCTCTTCCATCGAGTATTATATTTTTCCATACAATAGATATCCATGATATCCCCAACCATCACAAGTTTTTTGGTCTTGAGTTCTTTAAGGAACTTCAAGAACTTGTCAGTGTTGCATCTAGCAGTTCCCAAATGAACATCAGAAATAAAGACCGCATCATAAGTCATCATAGTTTCTCCTTTCAGTAATCCTCATCCTTCAGTGGAATTATAACTGTTATACCTATAGATAATAGCACAATCAGAGCCGCAAGTAAAGTAATCATAGGTTTTTCATATACTCTTTTATATTAGCAATGTCTCTATCATCCCATTTTTCTGGGGTTTCTAACATTCTTTTCATTATAGATGGAGACCATCCAGGAAACATTCTTGATGCTTCTTCAAATCCAGGTTTTCTAATCATCCAACTCCACATCACCAGTAAGGTCTTCCAATCTATCAAAGAAATCATCATCAAGTGGAACAGTTTCCACCTTCCCTGTCATTACATCTTCTGCCATCTCCATAAGATATTCAAGAAACTCTTTGGGATAAACTTCATCTTCTCCAAGAGTTGCCCAGAACCATTCAATACATTCTGCTTCTGGGTCTTCTGCTGTTCTGGGTAGTGCATAAACCTCATAGTTACTACCCATCAGGTCTGCCCAGATACGGAATGCATCACCAATAGTCTGCCATCCAGTCATCCAACAGTGTGAAAAGTAATACTCAAACCAGTTGAGTGTGGTTTTCTCTTTGTCTGTTGCTAATACTGGTTTAGAAATCATTTGTATTGCTCCCAAGTAGGAATTTTACCACAAATCTCATCAGGATTTAGTTTTGTCTGAACTCTACACGCAGTTGTGATAGTAAGTGCTCGTTGATAGTTAATCATTTTTTGTTGTCGTGTGCCTACTTCCTCTATTCCTGCAAAAGTACAGAGAACAAGAACAAAAATCAATAGAGCAACATAAGTTTTATTGTCAATCATCAGTCCTTTGTGTGTATAAGTGTATTATATGGTATTTTCGGGGGATTTGGGAAGTCCTTGTGCCAGTTTCTCAACTGTATCCTCACCTTGTCTCATAAGTTCCTTTGCGAGATACAAAAGGTCTTCAACTGGGATACTTTCCTTGTAGTTATACTTACGGGCAAATGCATAAACTGCTGAACGAATTGCCGTTGCTTGAAGATGTTCCATACTATAAACTGAACCCCAAGAAGCAGCAGCACACTCATCATTATAATAATCGTTGTATCTATCTAATATTTTCATAATGCTTCTACCTCATCAGCAATTTCACGCAATACATCAATCGGGCACTGCAACTCTCCCAAATCCGTACAAAGTCTATCAGCAACCTCACGAATAGCAGCAGCAACTCCATCTTTTGGAAAGTTGTATGTATCCTCTGCTTCGTATGCTTTCATAATCTGTTCTGCTCTAATCGTCATAATGCTTCAACCTCATCGGCAACATCAAGTATAGTACGGGCATCAAGTACCATATCTTCTACACCTTCTTCTTCACAAAACTGATAGTATTGGAGTAAATCAACTACCTCACGAAGAACACAGGCAACAACTTTTTTTCTGTTTTCACTTTTAGGACGGAGAGTAAGTTCAAGAGTAGCATTCACGATTTTTTCTGCCCTAATAGTCATTTCACATTCTCAATAATAGATTTGATTTCTTGAAGGTTTTCTAATCGTTGTTTGGTTTCATCATATCGTTCAACATACCAATCAATATCATTAACTTCGTGATTTGTTTCTTCCTTGATGTCCCATTCAAGACATTGAAGTTCTCCTTCTTGTTCTCGTATAAGGTAGTTGATAGTGTCAATCAAAGTCATCGTAGTTTCCCCCTGATTTCCTTTAAGCAGTCGTTGTAACCATCTACAAGAAGTTCTACATTAACAGATTGAGAACCTTGAGCATTTTGTTCTTTCGGCAACCATTCTTCTACTGCGGATATAATCTCATCACAACAATCAATAGAATATCCAAGTTCATTCCTTACCATATTCCAAAGTTTTTGAGATTTATATTTCTCTAACAACCTGTTAATAGCATCATCCATAGGTTTTGGTTCTTCTTCTACCTTACAATCTTTTTGTGAGGCATTATATCCTGCCAGGAAAGCAAACCAGCAAATTTCATTTTCATCATTCCAAGAAACACCACTATCAGGATAGCATCCAAAAAATCTTTTGTATGCTTCTTCTGCTGGTGATTTGTGGTTCTCCATTTCTTTGAGTAGTTCCAGTTTTGCTTGAAGGACTTTGATTTCTCCTTCTGTTTTTTCAATTTCAGTCATTTTCCTTTTGTTGAAACATAGTGTATAAAAATACTTTAATTGTTCTACCGTCGTCCTGCAAACTTACCTTAACATTAGAGCACCCATAATGAATAAACTCTCGTCCATCGTTACCAATAACTTCAACACGAGTTACATCTGGATATTGCTTTAGAAAGTCTCCGTTTGGTTGTTGTATGTCTTCAGTCATCAGGTTTCTGTGTGTATGAGACCATTATAAGGCATCTGGTGGGACTTTAGGAAGTCCTTGTGCCAGTTCGTCAAGTGTCCTTCTCATAGATTTCTTCACTATTTCTGATAGTTTTTCGGGAGTGACGGAACGAAGTGCTTCAGTTTCTTTTCTCAATCTTTCATTTTCTTTTTTAAGTTGATTAGTTCGTTCTATAATTTGTTTGGTTTCTTCTTCAAAACTATACAACCAGTCAATCATCGTTTTTCACCCATTTCAGTCTTTTGTGTGTATGAGTGTATTGTACGGCATCTGGTGCCCCTGTAAAGTGTCCTTGTGCCGGTTTCTCCAGTGTTTTTGTGATGAGGACGAATACCCCAAAGAGTGAAATGACCTTTTTCTCCTGGATTTTTTTCCCAAAATCCAGTGTGTCCCCATAATTCGTTCCAAGTGTTTTGCCATTGAATGTTTCCAATCCGACCACCGAAACTATCAAGGTCAATCATCGTTTTTCACCCATTTAGAATCAAAAAATACTTTCATCCAAAACCTCACCCAAGCATTAGGAACTTTACCTTCTTGTGGTGTCCAAGTGATAGGAGAAAATAAGGCATCACCACCAAACAAATAACAAGTCCAGTTGGATTGGTTTGGTTGGTTAATAAAAACTTTATCTTCAATTGAAATATTCACATAAGGAATTTCTGGTTGTTTTTCAGTCATTTCAGTTCTT